GTTTGATAAAAAAGCACATATTTCATTAACAATAAAACATGATATTTTTGATAAAATGAAACCGGATAAAGATTCTATGATTGTGAGATATAATGATGAATGGAATGTTCCTGAAATAAATTTTGAAAATCCAGATAAGTATAGAACTGGCAAAAAAAAATATGAATATAAGTTTCATTTTCCAACAAGTGTTCAAAAAAAAGAGGCTTATAAGCGCGCATTAAAATTGCGCATAGATGAAAAATTTTTTGACAATGCTATAAAAGTAAATTACACAAATAAAACAGGCGAAGTTATTAAAATGGGAATGCCAATAAATTTAACACATCCTGTTTATTTAGTTCCAATAAGTATTCAAAATCCTTATACTGATAATATTGATAAAGGTGAAACTGTGCGATTATATTTACGAGGTAAAGTTTATAAAAATAATCAAATGGAGGGAGATGATTCGAATAATTTTCAAGTTGTGGATAATAATTCATTAAATAATATTGTGATGATTGGTATAAAAGATACTGAACTTGCTAAATTTTCAATAGAAGATGTTAAAAACAATATAATGTCTTTTGATTCGAGAACAGAAAACTTGGCTTCATTATCCGATATTTTTACTTTGTTTAAACAAATCAATCCAACTATGAAGATGAACCCAGACCCTTTAAAATTTTTTACCCATGAACAATTTTATATAAAAAGTGGGATTTGTAAGAGAATTTTTTATGAAGAAAATGTTGATATTGGTGATATAATAGATGATAATATTGACTATAACAATGTATTTGTCTTTGTATATAATAGTTCATTGGTGAGTAATCGCGATATTCGAATAAATAAAGAATATGGCACAATTTATGCAAATTTAGAAAAAGTTGAAAACCCTAGTTTAATTTCATACTTGGAAGTTAAATCACCAATTGGTGCAAAAAAAATAAAGGAAAATAAAATAAGCAATATAAAATTTGGACGCAAAAGTTCAGAAATTTATATAATGAGTGTTGCTGATTTAGAATCTACAATTAAAGAGGAAGAAATGAAGAAGGTTGATATCGAATATGAGAAAAATGACGCAATGGTAAAAGCTGAAGAGGCAGAAGATGCAAAGAGTGAAAGATTAAGACAAAAATATAAGAAAAAAGAGAATGAAAGTATGGAAAATCTAAATGAAACCCGTGATAATTTAAAAGATGAGAAATCAAAATTAAATAGCGAAGTTAAAAAAGGTAAACTTTGGGGATATAACAAAAGGTAAATTTTTATACATTAAATAAATTTTAAATAATAAAAAAAATTAATACATTAAATAATAAAAAATTTATATTTTTTATTATTTAAAAGTTTATTTTGTAAAACTTTTTTTAAAAGTTTATTTTGTCAAACTTTTTTTAAAAGTTTATTTTGTCAAACTTTTTTTAAAAGTTTATTTTGTCAAACTTTTTTTAAAAGTTTATTTTGTCAAACTTTTTTTAAAAGTTTATTCGGAAGTTTTCTTCTTGCGTCTAACAATCTTTTTCTTTGCCTTTTTCTTTACTGGTTCTTCTTCTGGTTCTTCTTCTGGTTCTTCTTCTTCTTCATCCTCTTTTTCGGGAATTTCTTCTTCCTTTTCTTCATAATTTGAATAACTATTTTCTTCTTGTTTTGCTGTTTCTTTTTGACTCAAAATGTTGTCAGCTTCTTCATCGTCGCTATCGTCCATAATATGACATGTTCCTGTTCCCAAAAGGCGTGCTGGTGGTCTTACACATGCTTGCACCAATTTCCAAGTAACCCCGCATTTACCACCTGCGAACCAAATACCGGTGCATTGGATAAGACCTTTAACATGAGATGCTTTTGGAATTGTGGTATGTGGTGTTGCCGAACTGTCAGTATAAGTAGGCAAATACAATGGTTTGGATTGCATATCATATACTTCACAATTAAATTTATTATCCCAGAAAGGAATCTTAATTTTCATTGTTGGAAATCTACTATAGTCAGGCTCACCGTTTGGTTTTCCTTGTGCATCTTTTTTTTGTGGATATTTCAAAATTGGATACATGAGAGCATCTACAACTTCTCTAGACATCTTTGACTTACCGTTCCATGACTTACACATTTCTCCACAAGAATCGTCTTTAATCTTATTTTCCATAACTTTAAGTGCTTCCAAAAACTTTAAAACAGATGGGCTATCGTCATTGAATTGAAGTGCCATATCATAACTTACACGACCAGTTTGCTCATCAACTCTTTCATTCACACCCCATGTTAGCATCAATGGAATCTGTAAAACGAGTGGTCCACCATTCAGTTGAATCTGAACATTTTTTCCACCTCGTTTATTCACAACTGCTTCACGATAAGTGATGTCAGTTGCTTGAAAAGATTTTGCTTTTGTGATTTGTTGATTATTGGACATTTTATTTATATTTATGGTTATTTTTTTTAAATCATTTTTAAAATCAATTTAATTTTAATTCAAAAAAATAAGTATTTGAATAATAAAATAATTTAACAAATGGGTATTAAAAAAATATGTATAAATTATGTATAATGAATAATACAATTGTTATACAAGGTCCAACACATAAGTGTCAATCAATGTGTAATATAAAAATAAATAATGCGAATAAAATGGATAATATGAAAATTTCAAAAATAACACCAAAGTCATTTCTAAAAATTTATATATATGATGATATCACAGATAAATATTTAAAAAAATCCAAAAAAAAGTTGAAACAAAGTGATTTTGAAATATTGGATTTTTCGGAATATGATAACTTATTTAAGAATAATTATACAGTATCACAATTAAAGAGTATTTCACGTTTTTTTAAACAAAAAGTTTCGGGTAATAAGAAGGAATTAACTTTTAATGTTTATAATTATTTAAAATATTCTTTTTTTTCAATAAAAATACAGAGAATTTTTAGAGGTTTTTTTTTTAGGAATTTTTTGAAAATGCGAGGACCAGCTATAAAAAATAGAAATATTTGTGTAAATAATAAAGATTTTCTAACATTTACAGAATTAAAAGAAATCCCATATTATCAATTTTATAGTTTTAAAGATAAAGATAATTTTGTTTATGGTTTTGATTTATGTTCGATATATAATATGATTAAAAATGGTGAATATGTAAAAAATCCATATAATAGAAACGATTTACCAAAGGATATATTACAATCTATAAAAAAAGTTATCAAAACTGCAAAAAAAATGAAGTTACCTTTAAATATTAAATTAAAAGATGACATAGATAGTCTATCTTATAAAAAAAAAACTGAATTAAGAGCATTGAATGTATTTCAAAAGTTTGATACAATGGGTTTCATAACAGATTCAAATTGGTTAATGAATTTATCAAGGAATAGATGTATAAGATATATAAGGGAATTAGATGATGTTTGGAATTATAGAGCACAAATTACAAATGAAACTAAAAATAATATATTACCACCAAATGGAAGACTTTTTAATATAAATTTAAATAATATATTTTCAACAAAAACCGAATTATTTATTAAAAATTTTATTTTAGATACTATTGAAAAATTAATATCACGTGGTGTAAATGAGAGTTCGCGTTCATTGGGTTGTTTTTATGCTTTAGGAACATTAACGATTGTTTCTGTAAATGCTTCAAATTCACTTCCATGGTTGTATGAATCTTTTTTAGTAAACCAACAATAAAAATTTTATAATTTTATTTAAATATGCGTAATATTTTAATAATGCCTTACCATTTATAATGTTAAAATATTTATATTAATATATATTTTACCCAAAACTATTTAAACAAATGACAATATAGGATATTATAAATGCCCTCAAAAAAGAAAACGACCAAACAAGCCAAAACGACGACAGCAAAGACTGTTGCAAAACCTGCTGCCCCCGCGGCGCCTTCTACGGAACCCGAACAAGTTACGACCCCAACCTTGACCGAACAATTTAATGCTCTTTTGGGTCAGTTGTCTGCACTCCGCAGTCAGCTCACATCTGTAACCAGTCAAGTTAGAGCTCTTTCCAAGCGTTCTGAACGTGAAATTAAAGTTGCGGTGAAGAGTAGTCGTAAGAAACGTAAAGCCGGAAACAGAGCCCCAAGTGGTTTTGTCAAGCCAACCAAAATTAGCACTGAACTCGCCAAGTTTCTCGGTAAGCCACTCGGTTCCGAAATGGCCCGAACGCAGGTTACTCGTGAAATCAATGGTTACATTAGAGAACATAAGCTCCAAGACCCCAAGAATGGTCGTCGCATTCTCGCTGACAAAAAGTTGAAAAAGCTTCTCAAGCTTAAGGATAGTGATGAACTTACTTATTTCAATCTCCAAAGATACATGAGTCCTCATTTTGCAAAAGCCGGAAAAGCTCTGCCAGCCAACGCATAATAATTTAGATAATAATTAGATAATATTTAGATAATATTTAGATAAAAAAAATAATAAATTTCTTCATAAATTTATTATTTTTCAAATACTTATTCATATAATTCTTTGAGATAGTTATTTCTTTCAACGATGAGTTGTTTTACTTTTCTTTTAAGGAATATATCATTTTTAATTATGATATATTTATAATTTTTTAAAATATTTTTATTATTTAATATATAAATATTTTTAATTTGATTATAGTTTTCATATTCATCATCATTTAATAAATTATTATTCAATAGCCATGATAAAAATTCTTCATTGTTATGTTTTTCTATTTTATATTTTATAAAATAATTCATATAATATAAGAAATTTTTCTTTTTTGATACTTTTGTATAATCATTGCAGGATAAAGTGCATATTTGTTGAAATTCGCTCATTTTCATATCTGTAAATTCTAATATTTTATCCATATCATACATAATAAATGTTTCTTTATAATAATTAATAGATTTCATAATTCTTTTTGAACCAAACGCAAATAAGTCTGTATCTTCGCTCATACATGCAAATACCTTATTTTTTCTCAAAAGTTCCGCGCATAACTCTTCGGCTTCGCCTATTGCCGTAATATGTTTCATACCACAATAATCCAGACATCTCTTTGCATCATGAATGTCCCATTTTGTAATTTTAACTCTATCGCGGTTTAATGATTTTAATTTATTTTGTTGTTTTTTTGTTTTATTTTCAACCAAAACCAATTTATTAAATTTATTATTTGCCTTCTCACGATTTTTTCTTCTTTTTTCCTGTTCATTTTTTTTATCATCTGAATATTTTCCATCAAACACAAATAAAGCATTTATGTTATATTTTTGAAGAATTTTACATAATATTTCAAGTTCTTCAATCAAACGGTTATTTCCCAAAAATTGATATATATAATTGTATATATCAATACAAATTTTTTTATTAGATAATTCCGAAAAATGTATTTTTTTCCCAATAGCAAAGGAATTATTTTTTAAGAATTTGTTCAACAATCGAATTCCCATATTTTTTTGTGTTTATTATTTATAAATTTTAAAATATATCAATTTAAAATTATATATCAATTTACTTCAACAATTGTCATCCGGAGAGAATTTACCAATTTTTTATAATCTACATCATTCTTTATACTATTAAACAACTTTTTTACTAATTTTATATTTTTAATATATTCTTCCATTTTATAAAGGTTTTTTGTTTTTTTTAATAAATCCATCACATAAGTATCTTCTTTCTTTGAAAAAATTAAATTTATATTATTTTTATTAAACCATAATAACATATCTTCTGTATTAAATAACCAGACAGATTTTAATATATGATAAGCAAAAACATTCGTTTCTTCTTTATATAAAGATAAACTTTTTGATTTTTTATTTTCATTATTACTAATAATATCTTCATATGATAACCCCATATGGTCTAACACCTTTATACATGAAAATATTGAATAATATTTTTCAAATTCATTCAAAATTCGAAAATTCAATATAAAATCATCAAAGTCATTTTTATTAGATAAACTAAAAAATGATATTATAGATGTATGAAATATATTCGCCCAAAATTCACTATATGTTTCCGTTATATGAAAATCACTATTTACTCTAAACATGCTTTTTAATGAATCTTTTATTTCATGGTTAATATTTAATCCCGCAAAATCAAAACAAAGAGAATGCATTAGCTCATGGATTAATACTTTATACCATTCTTCTTTTCTATATAATAATATTTCTCCATCCTTTTTACATGCAAAAGTAAGTGCAGTATTAATATGTTCTTTTGATAATGTTTGTTTTTTTACTTCTGGTAACAATTTCTTTTTATCTGTAAAACATAGAGAGATTTTTAATGATGATATTTGCGGAACAAAAAAACTTAAAAGAAAATGTAACAAGATTATGATTTTTTTTAAATAAATTTCATGTTCTTTATTATCACATACAATAAATTCAATCGTGAAATTTATATTTTTTATTATAAAATTATAAGTCTCTATACATTTTATGTTTTTTTTTATGAAAATTTTTATATTATCTGGAACAAACATTGAGTTTTTTAATAAACTGAAGCTCTCTAAAATGTCACTTCTATTTTCGTCATTTAATTTTATTATATTTTTATTGATTTCCTTTCCTTTAAAAATTTCATTATAATATTCATTTGACAATTTAATATTATTATAAACTTTTCTTACTATACCATCTATATTTTTATCTTTGTTATGTGTTATTTTATTTATATGTGGTAAAAATAATTTTAAAAATGTTGCGCTCATTATTGTTAAAGACATTCTTATATTATACTTTTAAAAAAAGTATTACAAAATATACTTTAAACTTTTAAAAAAAGTATTACAAAATATACTTTAAACTTTTAAAAAAAGTATTACAAAATATACTTTAAACTTTTAAAAAAAGTATTACAAAATATACTTTAAACTTTTAAAAAAAGTATTACAAAATATACTTTAAACTTTTAAAAAAAGTATTACAAAATATACTTTAAACTTTTAAAAAAAGTATTACAAAATATACTTTAAACTTTAAACTTTTTAAATAATTTCATCATCCAATTCATCAAAACTTTCAATATTTAGGTCTTCTTCGAGAACATTTTTATCTTTAAACATTGAGATTTTTCTAAATCCCATTGTTTCTGTCATTGATTGTCTTATTTCCATAGTATCGTTAAAGTTAACCAATACGCTACCTTTTCCTCTCCTCAACATCAAATGCACTAATTTAGCATCCTTTGTAGCCATCAATACCTTCTTTGATAATTCATCCTGTTCATATTTTGCCTTTTGTCCATTAATCATAATTCTCTCCTTTTTATCTTCCCAATTTGGATCTAAAACAACAGATTTTGGTCTATATTTTTTTCCCATAACTTTTCCACTTCTACCTCCAGCAGTTAATGCTAATTTTGCATCTTTACATATTTCAGACCCACTATTAAATGTAAATTTTTCATAAAATTCTTTATATTCATCACTTTCTTCAACCCGCCATTTAAATTTATTGGCATGAAACCAATGTTCTACAGAAGCCCATTCATAACCATCCAAGCTAAATAACGATTTTTCTTCATTTTGTGGAAGACCTCCCCACATATTTGATAATACCTTTCTCCAATCTTTTATCCTGCTTAATCCATCAAATTTTGTTGGGTCCGATACCTTTTCACTCCATTTTTTTGACGCATCTTTATGATTATTTCCACCTTTCCCAGGCATAACATCCCTTGATTTACTATAAAATACAAACAATGAACTATCGTCATACAAATCTGGTCGTTCCATATCATTACTTGTTTTCTTTGCATCTTTTGACATTTCTTCAAATAAATCACCTTCTAAATCACCTTCTACTAATGTTGTTTCTCCATAATTTATAATACTATTACCAATCAATTTATTTATTTCCGGGTCAACCCTTTCTATCTTCAAATATTTATCTGCACCAGCAGCATGTCTTAATGTTAAAATTTTTCGTTTTTTCCAGTCGTTACCCGCTGCTTTTTCACTCATAATATAAATATCACCATTCTTTAAATCAAATTTATATCTATCACCCATTGCTTCACCGTTTAAAAACCATTGATAATGTAAAGGAAATCCACTATATTGGTCTTCTCCGAAACGAACCCCAATAACATCTTTTCTTTCACTATCACCATGAAAACCCATACCTGTTTCATTTAAATCATAATAATAATTACCTTCCGCCTTTTTATTCGCTGCTTTTTTACCAATGATTTTTGGTAAAGCTTTTCTTATATGAGATGTTAAAGGTAACTTTGAAAAAGAAACAATCGTTCCTATACCCTGGTCATAATCTGGTTCTCGCTCTTCATCTGCAAAGCATAAATTATGTCTAGACTTTTTATTCAATACTTTACCTCTTTTCATATCTTTGTATTTAGTATCTTTTTTCAATACCTCGTGTTCATTAAATAAATCTACTGAATTTTTCCCAATTGTATTTAATAAAATATTTACACCGTTTTTAAATATTAAAATAGAGGCTGGTTCAGCTTCTTCCTTTTTGTTTTCAGGCAAAACTGTTCGTAAGTCAAAAATTTCAACATTCGCATCATTGAATATAGATTTAATTTTATTTTTAGCATCTTCCAAATCTTGAATAGTATAACCATCAGCTTTTTCACCATGGATTGACATACCATGGTTTTCAACAGTTGAACTAAATGTTAAAGTCGCGCCTTTTTTTACTGGTTTTATAAATTTAGATTTAGATTTTAAATTATTTCTTGTTAATAATTTCCCAACCTTTTTTTTATTTAATATTTTTTCAACTGTTTTATATTCTTCTATAATCACCTCCAAATCATCATATGAATGTTTTCTATTTTTAATTTTATAATCAAATATCGCCTCTTGACCAAAACTTCCACCCCCAATTTGATGTTCTTCAAGATAAAATTCTGAATATTTTATATCCCTCATTTTTTTCGAATTTGGTAAAATTTTTTCTATATAAACTTTTATAGCATTTCGTAATTTTACTTTATCATTTAATTCATCACTGTTATATTCATTTATTAATTCTTTTAATTCAGAGATATTATCAGCTATTTCAGTATTAATTATTTTTATTATTTCATCTTTTTTTACAACTTCTTCTTTTTTTCTATTGGCTGATTTAAAATTTGATTTTTTTGTTTCACCTTTTGTTTCTTCATAACCTTCATCTTCTTTATAAAATTCAATGTAATTTTCCCATCTTGTTTTATTTAAATTATCAATAAATAGATTTAATAATTTTTCTTTTTCTGTAAATTCTTGATATTCACTCTTTAAAGAATCAAATTCTGTAACTATTATATCTTCTTTTTCTAAATTAAATAATAATTTTAGTTTATTTTCTATGATTTTTTGCTTTAAACTTTCTAAATGATTTTTTATATCATCCTTAAAATTAGAATGTTCAATATATTTTCCTTTTTTTATTTTAATACTTAACTCGCATTTATTTGTGCAATTACATTTAGCTATTAAATATTTTTCATTAATGATAAATTTTGTTCCACCTATATTTTCACAATTAATACATTTGACGGATAATGTTTTTATTTTTTGTTTTGCTTCGCTTTTGCTATATTTTTTTAATAGTTTTCTTTTTAAATCTTTCCTTCGTTCATCATATTTATTTTTTAATTTATAAAATAAATTAATATCATTTAAATAAGTATCTTTATTCATTATAATTTTTTAAAATATTATATTTTTTGTAATTTTTTAAATACAAAAAATATATTAAATATTATAAAATTTCTCATGTAATAATTGATAATCACTTTCAAATTTAGGAAGACTTGTAATCATTTCTTTGTTTTTTATTTTTGAAACTGCCATTATATTTTGCAATTTTGATAATATATAATTCTTTTTGGTTTTTTTTTTATTTTCAATATCTTTTTCTGTTGGTTTTGTCTTATATTTATATGCTAAATATAATGTCAAAATTATAATAAAAAAAAATAGCAAACCAATATTTAATAAAAATACATTTTTTGATTTTTTTCTTATATTGCAACTTTTTAAAGTTTCTGATAAAAAGTATTTTGTCCCTGGTTCAATTAATCTTGGATTCATTAATATATTTTAGAGTGAAAATTTCAAAAAATATTATACTTATTATTTATAATAATAAATGCCAGAACAAGAAAATGTAGAATCAGCAAAAAAAGGACCTCCTCCAGAAAAAGGTAAGCCTCCTAATTTTACAGTAGCATATCTCGTACCTTTATGTTTATATTTTTTCGCAGCATTTAAACTTTATATGGGTGCTATTGATGATAAAGGTATAAGAACAAACAGTAACCCACAATCTAAAATAGCATTGTTACAAATAGCTTTCATGGTTGGTTTATTCTTAATGATGTATAGTTTTAACATTAAAACATATGCATTAAATTGTCCAGTAGATAGCAAAAATTTTGCATTGAATGCTTTTCTTTACACATTTTTACCGTTTATTTTCATTATGGGAACATTGATAACTATATTGGTTATGATGCCCGGTTGGAAAGCGCCATTTTCAAATACAATTGGATTTTTTATTGTAAAAAATGTATGGGCAAGAAGGTTATTTAAGTTACAAGAATGGATAAAAGTCGATGGTGCTGGAGATGAAGCAACCGGTCCATTAAAAAGATTTAATAGTATTAATAATAGAACATTTTTTGTAAATGAATTGACACCTGATAATTTCTTCGAAGGAATAAAGTCACTAAACATTGGACCAGGGTTACAATTTGATTTTCATCCTAAAAATGTTCCTAATCCAAAACAAGCAGGAACAAATATGCCAAATCCAATGTCAAAGGGTGTAAATATAATGAAACAACTTTATAGCGCCGTTATTTTGAAAGATATGATTTCTGAATTTATTTGGTACTTTTTAGGTGGTTTATTGGCATATTCTGTTTCACAAATTAATATAATTGATGGTGCTTGCGAAAAAGGTGTTCAAAAAGACAATGGTGGAGAGGAAACAGATGTTCAACAAGACGATGATGACGAAGAAAAAAGTTAAATATAAAAATTTATATGAAATAATTTTATATAAAATAATTTCATATAAAATAATTTTATATGAAATTAAAAATTTAAAAAGTATATTTGGGCAATGTAATGTAATACAAAATAAAAACATAGCATAATATTGCTAAAAATATAGTTATAAGCCAAATGGGTATAACCGTTTTTTTTCGGTAACCTAATCCAAATTGTCTAAAACTACCATCTTCACCATATATGAAAGACGGTTTGGCACTTTGGATAATGATAAAAATAATCAAAAATAATAAAATAGATGCTGATGTTATATTTTTTTTTATAAATTTTCTATACATTGTAATAATTTATATTTAGATTTTTTAATTATTCTATTGAATCTATATTTTTTCTTAATAAATTATAGACTACTTGAAATCCCAAAAATAACACATATAATTCACCCAAATGGAAAGCTGCGCCAAACATCCTTTTTTTATAAAGATATCCTAAACCACCTATTATTCTAAATATTAAAACAATGAGACCACCAACAGCCGTTTTTTTCGGTTTGAATAATCCTATAATAAGAAATAAAGGCATGAACACACTCATAAATTCCACATTATTTTGGTGTGCTCTTTGCGCTCTTAAATAATAGTCAACATCTTCTTCATTTAATTTCAATTTACTTATTTCACTGTCTCTTGGATAAAGTGTTGGAGCTTTTATTTTAGTTAATGACCTCGCTCTTATTACCGGTATAACCAAAATTAATTGTTGCGCTAAATATAATAAAATTGCAATTAACAACACATAACCATATTCTTTACTAATCTTTAATTCAACCATTTATTTTTAAACATATTAAATTATCATTTTTTTAAACATATTAAATTTTTAATTTTTTTTAATTTTTTTTAATTTTTTTTAATTTTTTTTAATTTTTTTTAATTTTTTTTAATTTTTTTTAATTTTTTTTAATTTTTTTTAATTTTTTTTAATTTTTTATATTTTTTATAAAAAATATAAAAAATTAAAAATATTTACCATTCTTCTTCTCCATCTCTTTCACCTTCTTCGCGCATATCGAATGCCAACTCTTCCTGTAATAATCTATCTTCTCTATATTTATCTTCTAAATTCTCCATCATAAATATTTCCATATTTTCTAAAGTAACATCGTCTACTTTATTCATTTGTATTTCCAAAATAGCAGTTTTTTCCAAGTCATTTCTTTCTTTATCATATTGATTTGGGTCATATTCAAATAATGCTTTTGTTTGACCCAATTTCCACTTACCAAGTTTATGATTTTTTAGCGTGTCTTCAACTTTTCTTTCCTCGTCTGATAATTTTCTCAAATTTTCAGTAATTCCAAACTTCTCTTTTACTCTTGATTTCATAACACTTTTTTTTATTTTACTTTTTGTTACATTTAAAATCTTTTTTCTTTTTGAAAATATAATCAACATTTTTGAAATCATTTCGGCGACCATCTGTTTTAAACTTGCTTTTCTACCTTTTAATAAAGCTTCATCCACTGATTTTGCTTTCGTTTCTTCGAAAATTTTATCTTCGTTTTTTAAAAAATTTTGGTCTGATAATTCTTCAAAAATATCAATATACATGTTTATTGCACAAAATAAAAAATATTTATTCAAAATCTTATAAAACTTACCATTTAAAACACTTTTATTTTTTTCATCAACATTAGAATAGAAAGGAATAATTTCAACCAAATTCAATAAATTTACAGATTTATCAATAATATTTTTTAATAAAACATTTAATTCATTATTTCCATACACAGATTTTAAATCATTCATCTCATCTGATATAATATTTTTTAATAATAAATTATGTTTCATAGATAATTTCCAATGTTTTGGAATTAATTTATCTTCATAATTAACTTTATTTATAACTATTTCTGGAAAAACTTTACATATATCAAAAATCATATTTTTCATTTGCGAACCTATTCTATAATTTGAATTATCTTCTTCAGACATATAATAATCATCACCAAATGTATTGTATTTTTCTATTTTTTCTATGAATTTAATACTTTTCGTTACGCCTTTTTTTATGTTTCCGCGCAAAAACATTTTTATTTTTTCAATAGAAGACTCTATTTTTGAGTTAATTATTAAAATGAAATCTTCAAATATATCATCGGTTTTACCATTATAATTTATAGAAAATCTATCCATCAAATCTATTATTTTTGTCAATATTTCTTTATCACAAACAGTTTTCGATTCTTTCAACAATAAGTATTTTATCAATTCTTCAAAATTTGTTTTTTTTATTTTTATATTTTTTTCAATTTCCAAGTTTAATATTTTTTTCTTATGTATTGTTTTTATTAAATTATTGAATAATTCTTTATCAAAAATTAAACCATCATCTTGTTTCATTTTAAACATTTTATCAGCTATAGAATCATATTTCTTAAACGAAGAAATATTTGTTCCACATATATTTTTTAATTCTTCAGGTAAATTTATACCAGAATTAAATTTGCAATGTTTTATAAACGCTCGGTATATTGTTTCTTCTGTAATATTATTTTCTAATTTTCTTCTTTTTATCTTCGTATCTTTATCTGGAAAGAAATAAGAAGATTTACTAATCATAGCATCTCTTATTTTTATTTTTTCTAATAATGCTATATTTTCATTATATTTTTTAATTGTGTTGTCTTCCTCTATAAAGTAATCATATACATTGTTATTTTTATCATTGCAACATGCGTTTTGCAAATATGGTGTCCCAGTAGTTGTCATAAATAGTAACTCCTTTTTTTCAACAACTTTATTAATTTTTTCAATAATTGCAAATGATAATTCTCTTATTTTTCCTATTAAATTGTTCATTAATTTAAATTGTCCATTTTTTCCTTTTTTTATAATATTATCAAGTAAATTTGTAAAATTACTACCCAACATTTGAACACTTCCTATTTTAATTTCATCTATTGGTGGTAAAAAAGTATTCCATTTTTTTAATTTATATTCTTCAGTTATAGTTAACGTATTTTTTTTTTCTTTTAACCATTCTTTTTTAATTTTTAATTTTTCCATTAATTCAATATTATTTAATGCTTTTTCGCCAATAAATGTTTTTACTTTATGAACATATTTATCAAATTTTACTAATGTTTTGCTTGTTACTTTTTTTATATTGGGCAATCCACTCCATATCTTTTTATCACTTTTTATTTTTATTAGAATACATATTACATAATTTAAAAAATCTTTTTTCGATGTTAGATTATTTAAAGGATAACCATTAAAAGATTTTACGCAACCCGGGAAAGTTTTTGACGTTTTAATTTCAGGAATAGCACATTGGACCGTTATTATAAATACAGAAATTAAAGATAAAAATAAAATTTCATAAACATGTGTGCTGTAGCTTTTAATTGTTTTTTTTCTTTTATTGGCTTTTTCTAGTATAACATTATATTCACCTCTACTCATTGTATTTTCATTATTTAATTGAATTATTATCTTTATCATATTGTCCATATATTCGCTTATTTTTATTCCTATATTTTTTGCAATCGTCTCTATTAATTGTTTTATTATTTTTGATGTTTTTGATTTTTTTTCTACTATACCCTGCTGCAAAACATTTTTTATCACATCTTCATCGTCATCCTCCATTACCTCCCTTGTATTAATTTTATAACCATCTTTATTATATCCTTCACTTGTATCATAATGTATTATTTTTATTAAATAACCACTATGTTTATCTACCATTTTATCACCATCGTCGCTCAAAACACCACGTGACTTTATTATTTGATTTATTGTATCATTGTAATTTTCATTTTCAAATGATTCCGATAACTCGAGAAAAAAACTTGGCAATAAAAGCACATTTGACTCAATGCAATAAAACCAATGCTTATTTTCATTGGCAGTAGGTTCGTATTCGCGACAATATTTTTTAATAAACAAAATAATGTCAGAATATTTTTTTACTATGTTTGTTTGACCTAGGATGGCGTCCCGTAACTTTGCATGCGGCGAAGTTATAATATTACTGTCTTCTATACTATTTCCCAATTTTACCATCAATAAATCTCTCTCAATTAACTTTTTCTTTTCAAATTCTATATTGTTTTTTAAATTTGAAAAACCAATTTCTTTTAATTTTTTTAATCTTTTCAATTGTTTTTTATGCTCCACATTTAAATTCTCGGAAAAATTTTTCGCAATATCGTTTAATAATTCCTTTTGATTTTCAATGTTATTTTTTTCCATTGAACCACATTTATCTTTAATTTTCAAACATTTGTCTTTCATATTGCAAAATACAGAATCATCTGGCATTTTATCACTTAACTCATCATTTAAGCGCCAATTATTGTTTTTTCGTTCATAGTATCTAAATTCATAATCACCCAAGTCTAACACGGCATAGTCTCCATCTTTTATTGTTTTTTTCCCAATTATCATGCTATAAGCATCTAATTTAGCTTGTTTTTTTTCTATACCGACGTTTTTTATTAGATGTTTTGTTACTTTTTCCAGTAATACATCGTCTTCTAAAATATTTCTATCTGCCTCAAATTCTTCCATTATTTCATATCTAGTTGTATCATATTCTCTATCATAATATATTTCTTCTTTACCATTATCATTTTTTAATTGTTCAATATCTTCATACTTTTTTGTTAGTATAAATTCTTTACATAACTCCTTTTTCATTTCGTCTTCTTCTTCATTTTTTAATTTTTCCATTTGTTGTTCCATCACAGAAGTAAAATTTTCTTTTTGATATAGAGTTTGTTGCGATAGACTTAATAAAATATTTAAACAGTTTCCTCCATCATAACTTATAATATTTTTAATAGATTCATTTGTATTTACATTTTTTATATTATATAACCCCGACATTTCTTCAATGTTATTTTTCAATTCCATGTTATTTTCAAATAATTCCAAAAATAAATTATTATATTCAACTGCAGGTTTAGCCTTGTTCATATAATTATTTTCTCTTTTTGCGAGAGATTTTTTCATTCTTGTCATGTTTTTATCAATTATTTGATTAATTATTTCATATTGTGATAGATTAATATCTTTCGAATAAATCATATAATGTTCCAATTCTTCAATAAAGCCCACATTGGTAGTTTTATTTTTATATAATTTGTGCGATTTTTTAATAATTTCTTCATTTGATGGGATAATAGATTTCAAGAAATTATTGTAAATGTTTTTGTCATTTCTATCTTCATATTTTCTCGTCTCTATAAAATTTATTTCATATGGTTCTTTTTCATCTATTGGTAAAAATGATTTTTCAAATTCTTCTGTAATTTCAATATTTTCCAAATCAGTATTTTCAAGTATATTATAATTTATCTTGTCACCGCTTAATAAAATTTTTTCATATAATTTTTTTTCAGGTAAGAATAATTTTGAATATTCTTTAAATTTTTGAGGCATAACTACAAAACCTTTTAAAAATAAATGTTCATTTTCTATTAGTTTTTTTTCAGTATAAAAATTAGAAAAATCATTTTTATGTAAAGTGCTTTCACCCGTAATATATTTTTGAATATAGTTTTTTTTTAATTTTGCATTTTCATTAAAATAAACACTAGAAAGAAGTGGATATTGATTATCAACTATAGTATGAATATCATTTGAAATCTTTATTTTTGAAATAACACCTGTTTTTATTTTTGGGTCAACAAAATTCTTTTGAACATTATTTAATCTTTCTCTCGTAAATTTATATTTATCATTCGAAGAATTAATATCATCGTTTTTATATAAATTCAATGTATCATTAAATGAGTCTATGAAATTATCTGTTGTATCGACTATATAATCATTTATTTTTTCTTCTCCGAAAATTTTAATATCATATAATTTCTTTTTATTCTGGACAACAGGTATTAACCATTTAAAATCATTTTCCAAATTTAATAATTTATTTAAAAGAGACTTATGTTCTTTTTCTTTATAATTTAATTTTGGTGTATTTATCATACCATCTTCTTTGAAATTAGAAAATTCAATTCGCAACTGTTTAAATCTATTTATTGTCTTATTTATTTCATTTATAACATTTTTTGTTCTATTTTTTGCCGAAACTGTAGATAATAAATTATCCAATAAGTCAGTTACCTGTTGTTCTATTGAATATCTTTTATTTTCTTCATTAATATTTACCATTTCCGTTACTTGTAGTAAGTCTTCTTTTGAAAAAATAATATCATTGGCATCTATAATCATAATATCGTTTTTTTCTACATTTTCTGCTTCTTCATAATTCAATTCTAAATCATCCAATTCATCTTCTTCAAATGAAACTTCTTCGTCAAATAAACTTTCTTTTTTTGCTTCTTTCGTTTCTTCTTTTTTTATTTCTTCCTGTCTTAATTCTTCTTCATTTAAAGGTTTTTCAAAAGGTCGTATTGATACAATATTCAAATTTTTTGGAATACCCTGATACTTAAAATCAATATAAATTTTTTGCTTTGAAGGGAAAACTTCAAGCTCAATCATATCATTTTCTAAATTTGTAATTTCGCCATTAATTATTGTTGGTAAAACACTATCTCCACCAAATTCTATGGAAATGCTTACACCAACTATCAAATTATTTTGCCTAGCATAACCCTTTTCTTCTGGGTTATAAAGTATTTCAATTGATTGAATACTTTCATCTGTTATTATATTACCACTAACATTCAATTCGATGATTTTATTTTCTTTTTGATTAATTAAAGTAATATTTTTATCATCTAAATAATCAATAAAAAATATTTTTTCGTGCAAAGCATCGTTTATAGGTGCTATAATTTTTATAATTTGCCCTAAATCTAAATCTAATTTATTTTCAGTATTTTCTTCCATTACTTATATTCTATAAATATTAAACTTTTTAAAAAAAAGTTTCACAAAAAAATTAAACTTTTAAAAAAAAAGTTTCACAAAAAAATTAAACTTTTTAAAAACCAGTTTCACAAAAAAATTAAACTTTTTAAAAACCAGTTTCACAAAAAAATTAAACTTTTCACAAATAAATATTATTTAAAATACATTTAAAATAATAATAACAATCTCATCTATAGAATGAAATACACACCATTCAAAAAAAATAATATTACACAGATTCGCGAAGATGATAATTATATTATTAAAAAGAAAGACAATTTCAAAATTATAAAATATAATAAAAAAAAATTGACAGTTGATAATGAAAGTTCTGTTGGTTTATTTCGTTCATTGGTAATGAATGATAAAAATGTTGTTGCTTTTGCACCTCAAAAATCAGTTAATTATAATAATTTCATTGTTGAAAATGAATTTGAAGATTGTTATATTACGGAATACATTGATGGGACAATGATTAATATTTTCTATAATAATGAAAAATTAGATGAAAATGATGAATTAAAACCAGGTTGGGAATTTTGCACAAAAAGTAATATTGGTGCTAAATGTCGTTATAATCTTGATACGCAAAAAACATTTTATGACATGTTTTTGGAAGCATGTATTGAAGAGAAATTGGATTTCAATCTTTTAAATAAAAAATATAGCTATTCATTTGTTTTACAGCATCCTGAAAATAAAATTGTAAAGAATATAAAAAAACCAAAATTATTTTTAACCAGAGTTTATTCATTTAATGATGAAAATGAAATTTTTGATGTTACTGAAGAAGAGAAAAATATTGACATTGATACACCACGAACATTATATAATATCAATAAAAATATATCTAATTGGATTGATTTTACAGATTTATGTTCTGGAGAAAGATTACCATATGATATGGTTGGTTTTATAATTTATAATAGAGACGGTATTAGAACAAAGATTCGAAACATAGCTTATGAAAATCTCAAAAGATTAAAAGGAAATCTTCAAAAAATGTTTCTACAATATTTAACATTGAGAAAAAATGATCAATTAGGCTATTTTTTGAAATTTTTTCCAGAATATAGACCAGAATTTGAATTATATAAACAAAAGTTATACAAATGGACTTATACGCTTTTTGACCATTATGTTGATACATTTATTTTAAAGAAAAAACGTCTTAAGGAGTGCCCCTTCGAATTTAAACCAATTCTATACAATATTCAAAAAGTATATCTGGAAGTATTAAAACCAAATAATGGAAAAGTTACATTTAAATATATTTCCGGTTATGTAAAAGAATGTATTGCACCCAAGAAATTAATGTTTTGTATTAATTATCCATTACGAAATAAACTTTTAGAAAAATAAACTTTTAGAAAAATAAACTTTTAGAAAAATAAACTTTTAAAAATATAATTTTAATAAAAAAATTATTTATAATTTTTTTATTAAAAGTTTTGTCCTACTTTTCCCAAAAGTGTTAGACAAATGATTCTTTGATATTTTTAAAAATTCGTTGGCCAGTATCAACACAAGTTTTGAATAAACTTTTTATATTATCAATATTTGCTTGCGTTTCATCTGCAAAAACAACCCTGATAATAGAATGTTCATCATGTGGATGTTTTTTAATAAAACCAACATAATTTAATACCTTTTTATCTTTGAAAAATATTTCATGTAAAATATATTCAATAACCTTCCCAATTGTATACCCATAACCAGATAGAATGATATCAAATGAATTGTTGGTTTTAATTTGGTCCGTTAAAATTTCAAACTTATCTTCCTCCATTTTTTTTCCAAATACTTCCAATGAATTAAATAATACATCGCATGATTTTTTTAATAGTTCTTCATTTTTATTAATACCAATTGTTTCAACTATAAAATCAAAACTGTCTTTTATGAAATATCTTTTACTATTAAGAATATACCAATTTTTCTTTCTTTTTTGAATTTCATTTTGTGGTATCAATAATTTTTCTAATTTTTCTTCCTCAACTGACCAGGCTTCTGTTTGTTTTACAGGGTCTTCTGTGTTTTTATATGCTGCCGTTGAACAAACATTATATTGACCACTTTCCTTGGCACATGTAACAAATAATTTACATTTAAACTTTAATTTTTGCCCTTCTGATTTTTTTGAGATTGGTGGTTTTAATCTTGCGAATAAAATATGTTCTTTTGTAATGCTCGATGGAGGAAATATCTTTTTTTTAAGTTCATCTGAAAATTTCCTATTTGTTTTACTATCTGTTATATCAAAGTCTTTTGTTGTAATAAATTCAATAGAATCACTCTTATTTTCTTTATCTAAAGAAACAATTAAATTATCGACTGGGGTTTTATCAAAATCTTTAAGATGAACCGGAATACATGCCAATCTTTGCTTTAAAATTTCATTCGTGAAAGATGTTGTATTTTCATAAATAATAATTGAATTTAATGTTTCATTTAAATCATTGTATGGTTCGGTTTTGAAACCTATCGTTTTAATATCACTTAATAAAGTCCGTCTAATAGCATTAATAATACTAACATTGCATTTTTCTATTCTAAAAGAATAAACATCATTGTTTTCTTTCTGGTCTGAAATTTCCGGTAATTGAAATTTAGTTTCACTCATTTATATATTATTACTAATTTATTTTATATATTTTTATAATTAATAAATTTTCAATTTAATAAATTTTAATAAATTTTAATGAATTTAATAAGTTAAATTTTAATATTCAAAAACTTTTATAATAATAAATGAGTTACGTTTTATATTATAGTAAATATTGCGAAAATTGTAAAAAAATATTATATAAAGTTGGCAAAGATAAAATAAAAAAGGATATTCATTTTCTTTGCATTGATAAGAGAAAAGTTACAAAAGGTAAAGTTTATATTGTTTTAAGTGATGGTAAAGAATTATTGATGCCTGATGAAATAAAAGAAGTCCCTGCCTTGCTTCTTTTAAATAGGGGTAATAGAATAATATATGGCAATGAAATTTTAGAATTATTTAATCCTATTTTAGAAAAAAATAATACAGGGAAAAATAATGGTGGAGAACCTTTAGCATTTTCCAATTATGAAATGGGTGCAGCATTATCTGATAATTATTCTTATTTAGACCAGAACTCTGATGAATTATCAACTAAAGGAGAAGGTGGGTTAAGGCAAATGCACTCATTTGCCACATATAATTTAAAAGATGAGATTGAAACGCCACCAGAAACATTTATTTCAGAGAAAATAAAATCCGGAAATGTTTCAAAATTATTAACAAAGTTACAAGAAGAAAGAAATAGTGAAATGAACAATAAAAAGCTGGTTGTTTAATATTTTTATTAAATTAAATGTTATAATTATTTAAAAATAATTATAATATTATTAATTATATGAATAAAGACAAAAAATTTATATATAAAACATTTAATAATGAGTTTATATTATTTTTGGATTTTTTAATTGATATTTTTAACACTGATGAAGAAATTGAATCTTTAAAATCAGTCATTGAAATGTTAATAAAATACAATCCAACTAAACTTATTTATTTATTTCATTATTATGTAACAAATCCATATGATTCAGTTATAAAAAAAGGCGAATTTGAATATTTTGAAAATAAAGATTATTCTTCTGATGTTAAAGATTTAAAAGAGAATGCTGAAATAGTTCTAAAAAAATATGATAAAATGAGACAAACTATTGCAAAAGAATCACCTGAAAATAAAAAAACTTCTATGGAATTTATTCAAAATTTGGCAGGTTTATCAAAATTATACTACACTAAATAAAAATATAAATATGTTGTAAATTAGTATTTAAATATTCCAATATAGATTAAAATATTATGAATACTGATGGACCGCCAGATGAGTTAAAAAAAATAGTTAAGGATTTTATTACAGATATTCTGAATACTTTTCCAGAATATAAAGATAAATTCAGTGACAACGAACTGGAATTTTTGAAAAAAGATGGTGATGTTGAAAAATTAAAAGTAAGTTTTGATTATTTTAAAACTGTTTATCCGGAGAGATTTTTTGATATATTATATGAAAACGAAGATTTATTTAAAGACAATTCGAAAAATACAAAGTTTTTTGAAAAAATAGATTTTAAAGATATTTGGGAAGAAAACATAAGTGATAATACAAAAAATATAATATGGAAATATTTACAATTAATGCTTTTTTCCTTATCAAAAAATATTGATGGTTCTGATACTTTCGGTGACACTGCTAAAATGTTTGAAGCCATTGATGAAGATGTATTAAAAAATAAATTAGAAGAGGTTATTTCATCAATGAATGATGTATTTGATATGTCTAATAATAATCAATTTGAAGAAATGATGAAAAACATGCAGGAAAACATGCCAGGTATGGATATGTCGGGAAATATGTTTGAAGAAATGATGAAAAATATGCAGGAAAACATGCCCGGTATGGATATGTCGGGAAATATGTTTGAAGAAATGATGAAAAATATGCAGGAAAACATGCCCGGTATGCCTGGTATGGATATGTCAGGAAATATGTTTGAAGAAATGATGAAAAATATGCAGGAAAACATGCGAAGTAATATGGATATTTCTGGTGATAATAAAAATATACCAAATCCTGATGATATTCAAGACCATTTGAATTCTTTAATGGGTGGTAAAATTGGTAAATTAGCACAAGAAATTGCAGATGAAACTGCATCAGAATTAGATATTGATACAAATAATATAAATGGTATAAGTGACATTTTTTCAAAATTATTCAAAAATCCTGGACAACTCATGAATATGATTAAAAAAGTTAGTTCAAAATTAGACCAAAAACTTAAATCCGGTGAAATTAAAGAAGCAGAACTTATGAAAGAAGCGAACGACCTAGTTGAAAAAATGAAAAATACACCGGGTATGAAAGATATGGAAAAAATGTTAGGTAAAATGGGAATGGGTGGAAAAGGTGGTAAAGTAAATATGAATATGTTCCAATCCATGATGAAAAGTAATATTAAAAAATCATCCCAAAAAGAAAGAATGTTGAATAAATTAAAACAAAGGAAACAGGAAAGAGAGATAATGGAAAAAATTAAAGAAGCACAAAAACAACCGTCGCAGAAAGATATGCAAGATTACGATGAATATATACAAAAAATATTTAAAGTGGATGAAACAAAAATAAAAAAAAGTAAAATTAAGAAAAAAAAGAAAAAGAAGAAAAAAGGCAAAAAATAAGTATTTTTTATATGCAAAATTTCAATAAAATATTTATATATATTATAATGACTTTAGGAAATAGAAAATCAAGTGGTTCAAGAACTCGCAGAAGTCGTGGAACGCGCGGAAGTCGTGGAACGCGCGGAAGTCGTGGAACGCGCGGAAGTCGTGGAAGTCGTAGTCGTGGAAGTCGTGGAAGTCGTAGTCGTAGAACGCGTGGAAGTAGAAGTCGTAGAACGCGTGGAAAGCGTGGAAGTCGTGGAAAGCGTTCTATGAAAAGAAAGAGAAAAAAAAAATCCAGAACACGCACTAAAAGTTCAAAAAGAACCAATCAAAAAAAAATAAAGGCGTATTTAAAAAACATCGATACTAAACAAATTGGTAATTTGGTTAAAAAATATGAGCAAAAGCATAAAAAAATATCAATGTATTATTTAACCGAATATAATGAAAAAACCAAACAGATTAAAGGTGAAAAAATGTTTATGGGTGATTTTATTAAAAGATTAAAAAAAGATGTTAATGAAAAAGATTTTATTAATGAATGTAAATTGATAAATAAAGGGGGGAAAGGGCAACTTGGTGGTGGTTTGTTTAGTGCAAACGTATTTGTCACCTTATCCAATATAACAATGGCAATATCAACAATATACGTTGTTTGTGTATCTGATTCGGCAGCACTAACTGGATTAGTAGCAGGATTTTCAGCAGTATTATCAGGACAGTGCAATAGTTTCGCAGAGTCGTCGTTTAGATTAATTGGTTTTGGAAACCCTGTTTGCAACGCTTGGAGTTCTATTGTTGGAAATGTTTTGCTCGCCCTTGGTGGTGACCCATTAGCTATAACCAAAGTTACAGGTATAGTTGTCGTTATAATGAAATCACCAACATGGATCCCAAGACTGCATGGTGCATTTCTAAAAAAACTTGCAAATGTATTTGTTCTCGGTGGAATGATGGACCAAGATGAATTTGATAAACTTGATGATATAACTAACCTTTTACCAGCCCTAACCGGTCCAGAACGAGCAATGTTAGAGGATGAAATACATGACATGGATGAAATACCTGACATGGATGATGTATTTTAATAATTTTATAATAAATACTATATATAACTTATGACTGAAAAATTTTGGATTTATGACATATCGCAATTATTTAATTCAGAGAGAATTATGGAAATATGGCCTTATAGATATCTAACCATTGAAAGACAATACAACGCCATAACAAGAATTATACTTTATTTAACTATTTTAGGATATTTTATTACCAATTCTTTTAGTATGATTGTTTCATCTATAATTGTTATACTATTTTTTATAATACTTTATCATGTTCAATCTAAAAATAAAGAAGGTTTTGATGGTAAAGATAAAATGAATGCCGCTGATTTTAAAAATATTATGAAAGATAATTACACATTCCCTACGAAAAAAAACCCTTTAATGAATGTTATGATGGATGATTATAAATACAACAATAAAAGAAAACCAGCTGCACCTTCATACAATGAGTCTATTTTAAGAAATATAAATAGCACTGCACAAAAACCAGAATTATTAAATCAATTAACCGACCATGATAAACTATATAGGGATTTAGGAGATAATTTAACATTTGAACACACCATGAGAAATTTCCATACCATGCCCAACACCACAATACCCAATAATCAAAAAAAGTTTGCTGATTTCTGTTATGGGAACATGGCTTCATGTAAAGATGGCGATGATGTCCAATGTAGCAAAAATATGCGACGTTTAGGCAATGCCATGTTTTAAATATTTTTTTTAAAGTTTTGTAAAAACTTTAAAACATAAATTTAATTTTTAAATATTTTTTTTTAAGTTTTACAAAACTTAAAAAAAAATATTATAATACATATATACAAATGGCAAGTTTATACAATTTTACTTTTGATAATTTAACCAGAATTGGCGACGACGTTTGCGGTTTGTCCGAAAAAGATATCCAAAACAATAACTTCGGAACTTACTCCACTAAAAATTATTTTGAAAAATTTTGCGGTATGAAACAACCTATTAGTTTCGCAACAAAGCAGCCCAACGTTTTTTACAAAGGTGGTTATGGTGTCGTCGGTGCCGGTGGTTGCAATGTTGATAGTGACTCCAACTTGCGCATTGGCTCCATCCAAACCAACCCAAAATGCCGAATCAGTCTTCACGAAAGACCATTCAAAACGGTTCCTTACTTGGCTAAAGGTCGCCCGCAACCAGTCAAAGAATCTAAATTGCAACAGGGATTATACGTCGGTGACAAAAAAAGTTGCAAAAATATCACAGAAAAATCATTCAGAACAACAGATGTTGATTTAGTTCCTTCTTTAAGAGAATCCATTCAAAACCCTGATTATTTGATTGAAGATTCCGCCAATAAAGGATGGGTTCGTGGAGGTATTCCATCTAGAGAAATCACCAGGGACAATGATTACTTCAACCGAAAATACAAATAAACCTTTTTTATTAAACTTTATAAAGTTTTTATAAGTTTATTATAAAGTTCATTAAACTTTTTAATAAACTTTATTATAAAGTTCATTAAACTTTTTAATAAACTTTATAATAAAAACAAAAATTTATTATTATAAAATGATGCATTACAATTTCGAATATAAATTAAATTATAGAGAGAATTTTGATGCTGGAAAATCCCAAAACACTTCAGACACTATCTATAGAAAAGATATAATAAACGTTTTCAACTTAAAAGATGATTTCAAAAACGATGACGAAATATTTTTTAAGAAGTTATCAGACAAAGTCAATGAAATTTATAAAGAGTTAAAAAACCATAAACAAATAGATAATATTTTAAACAAAATTGAAGAAACATTGAAAATCCCTTTCAAAATGGAAAGGGATATGCTTTTTGTTTATTTATTTCGTTATGATTTGTTTTATTTATTTCATGAATGCTTAAAAGATTTCAATATTTATGCCGAAATAACATCTAAAAATTATAAATTAATTTTAGAAAGCATTCAATAATTCTCTCCATTTTTATTAAACCATGGAGAGAATTATTTTAAAAATATTTTAAAAATATTTTAACAAATTATTTTATAATATAAATATATCAATGGCATCTACAAGTTTAAAAAATTTACCCGGGTTGTATTGTAAAGAAACAACCGCCAATAGACTAAACAGTGATTATTTAGTATTTAAAAATCAAAAAATACCGAAAACTTCTGCATTACCAGGTTTAGGTATAAATGCTGGGAATATGGCAGGTGGTTATACGCATAATATATTATCTAATAATACTGCTGATTTAGAAAGTTATCTGTTTGGAATAGGAACTAGTAATTTAGTAAAAACATTCCGCAAGCCAAATCCAAAGTTGAATAATTTGGATAATTTGAAATTCTTTGAAAAACCCGGTTACAATATGCCAAATCCACTTGTTGTCGAAAACAGACAACGACCTATCGGCCCCTTCTCATAATTTTTATGTTTTTATCTTTTTTTTATAGTTAAAAAAAAAGATAAAAACATAAAAAATAATTAAAAATATATCAAAAATATATATTATATGGCAAACATTATTAATAAATTTGAAATAACCAATGATTTCACAATTACGGATAATATTCTTCAAGTTAAAACGAATGGTACTGGTAGTTTAGACATCAGTGGTAATATTATAATTGGGTCTTCAACATCTGATAATGCAAAACTTATAGTAAAAAATACAAATAATTCAATAATAGAATTAAAAGCTAATAATTCCGAGCAAATAGAAACAACAAAATCAATTACTAATAAATCAGGTGTTTTAGAATTTACTTCAAATGCTTCTTTAAACACATGTTTATATGAATTTAATGTCGGCGATAATGATTCTGTTGGTTTTATGAATTCAAACGGAAATAATAAACCGGGTATTGTTTTCGGTAGGTCGGGAACGGGTTCATTAAGTGTTAATAATTACCAAAATGCACATATATTTTATAGCAGCACTGTAGATACTATTAATAATGCTTTAAATTTAACCGGAGAGAAATTAATATTTAATACATCTTCTGGAAATTTTAACACACTTTTACCAGCTATGATTATTGATACCAATGGTAATGTTGGTATGGGAACCACAACACCTTCTGTTTCTTTAGATGTTGATGGCGTCGATGCGATTAGAATACCTTATGGGACAACTGCACAGAGACCACAAACAGATGCGAGCGGTTGTATCCGTTATAATACGGAGAACAGTTCTTATGAAGGATTTGGTGCTGGAAGTACATGGGGGTCTCTCGGTGGTGTAAAAGATGTAGACCAAGATACATATATTAGTGCAGAAACGAAAGCTGGAGACGATAATGACCAATTAAAATTTTATACAGGTGGTTCAGAAAGAATGATTATCGATAGTAACGGCAACGTGGGCATCGGTACGAGTTCGCCTTATAATAAATTAACTATTGATGGAGGCATTTACGCAAACACTCGCGAAACCGTTTTTAATTCATCAACTTATAGCAATTGCACTGTTATTACTGCTGGAAATCAACTTTTCAGAAACCACCCTACTAATATACCACAAACAATTCTTGTTCTGAAAAGACCCGGATATGGTGGTGGTAGTGGTGTGGCACCGGCAGCTGTTCAATTTAAAGTAGGACAAACTCACACGTATTATGGAGATGCAATGACGAAACTTGATATTGATTTATATGGAGGCGGTACCGTCATGACATTACAATATAACGGCTACGTGGGCATCGGCACGAGTTCTCCAGATACACCTTTGCATATAGAAAAAGCACACAGTAATCCAAATTCATCTGTAATTGACACTTTATTAACATTAAGAACGCCTCCGGGTTCAACCGATTGTAACAGCGACGATGCTTTTAAAATAGGAATAGATTTTGTTTCTAATGACAACATTATCGGCGGCGGCCCACCGACTTACCCGTATAATAATACCACATCAAGAATAGTTTCTATGATTAATCCAGTCGGGCTTAATACAACCGCGCATAGCACAAGTCAAGAAAGGTCTTCGGCTTTAGCTTTTTATACATCAAACGACGGAACGTGTGCTGAAAGAGTTAGAATAGATTATAACGGCAACGTGGGCATCGGCACGACTTCGCCCTCTTGTCCTTTAACTGTTCGTCAAGAGGATTGGAATAACGATGGAACTGCTGAAGATATTCCAGAAAGAACTCCTCAAATAGTTATAGAAACGGATGGTTATAAAGGAGCTCTTGAATTTAGAAGTAAATGGTCATCCTACAATTATGCGGGTGCAATGATTTATACTACTAAACATGGTGCTTGGGATACAAATTTACATTTAATGGCGGCACAAGACCAAGCTTATCCTTCAGTTCCGGGTATTACTATAGATAGTTATAATAAAGTGGGCATCGGCACGACAAATACAGCGGGTTATAAATTGTACGTAAATGGCACAATGAGAGTTACAGGCACAATAACGGGAAATGTTACTGGAAATGTTACTGGAAATGTTACTGGAAATGTTAGTGGTAGTTCTGGTTCTTGTACAAACAATGCTGGTACATCAACAAAAGTGTATGTCACCAACACCACCAACAGTGCCGAGTATTATGTTTATTTTGGTGCTGGTGGCAACGGCTATCAACATGTAAGGAGTGATTCTGGTTTATTATATAATCCAAGCAGTAATACATTGACTGCTGCAACAATCTCTTGCACCAATATATCTGGAACCCTTCAGGGAAATGCCAATACTGTAACAAATGGTGTTTATTACAATACAACTCAAGATATTACTGGGGCGAAAACATTTACTTCAGATGTTAATATTTCTTCCACTAAAAATTTAAAGATAGGCAATTTGACAATGAATTCTAACCAAATCTGGAATACATCTGGTACATTATATCTCCAACACGCTATTGCGAAAGGTGTGTCCATATGCGAAAACGGCGGCAACGTGGGCATCGGCACAGCTCCTGATTCGAGTTACAAAATTTCGGTTAAAGGTTATGGCGGGATAATATTCCGAGGTACGAATCAGAACACTCATATCCACCACAGCACCGCCGAACATACTTATATAAGGGGGGGGAAAAGTAATTCAAATGTTTACATAAACGATATTGGCACGGGTCGGGTGGTAATTGGGGGTAGTTCTACGTACGTAGGCATCGGCACGAGCAGCCCAAATTATCCTTTACAAGTGACACAGGGTAGAAGTTGGTATACATCCCAGGGGTATTATTTCAGTGCATCTACAAGCGGGTTGAGCTTCACATCCGGGTCAACTACAGTGAGTATTGGTATCGACTGCTCCAAATATTGCTGGGCGGGTGGGTTTGTTACATCAAGTGATGAAAGAATTAAAAAAAATATAAGGGATTTATCCGATAATGAATCGCTCATTAAATTACGAGATATAAGTTGTGTTCATTATGAATATAAAGATGAAATCTCCAGAGGGAAGAGACCAACCATTGGATTTATAGCACAACAAGTGGCAACTGTTTATCCTGAAGCGGTATCAAAATATCAGAGGGTTATTCCAAACGAATTTAGAAATTTGACAGATATATCTTGGGATGAAGTAACAACCACAGATAACACAGGAAATACAGAGACAATATATTATTTAACAAGCGAATCAATGGGCGACGTAAGTGGATGTAAATATAGATTTGAGTGTGGCGATATATCGGCAAATATTGAAGAAATAGAAATAGAGTTAAAAGGTGATGAGTATAATAGGTTTGAGTTTAAGTACAAATATCCAGAAATATTTTTATATGGTAAAGAAGTGGATGATTTCCATACTTTAGAAAAGCAAAAGCTATTTGCGCTGGCTTTTTCAGCAACACAAGAAATCGACAAGATACAGCAAGTGGAGAAAACCAAGCTTGAAGCAGCGGAAACAAAGCTCGCAGCAGCCGAAACCGAAATCAACTCTTTAAAAAATAGCAATGCCGTTTTATTAAATAAAATAGCCACCCTTGAATCTCAATATTACAATTTACAACAACAAGTTCAAACTTTAATCAATAACCAATAATTTTAATATTTTTTTAATTATTAAAATTATAAGACAACCTCATTTTTACCCAATAATTCTCTCGTAATAAATTTATTTTTTCTTCTTTTTAATCGACGCAACATTTTCCGGTCCTTTTTTTTAGTTAATTCCGGAAGTCTCATTAACCATGGGTCATAATTTCTTATCAACAATCCCTTGCAATTTCTCTTTCCATATTCAATATTAATGCCAATACCATTGTCGATTTGTGGATTTTCATATATCTTAATTTCCAACTCTATTTTACCATAATTTTCACTTTTCCAAGAAACCAAGTAACTTGTATGCAAACCACCTTTTAAACCATCTTTTTCTTCATAATTATTTAATTTTTTTAAAGTAAAATAATTTTCTTCATCCATTTTCATTTCACCTTTATCTAAATCGCAAAAAAAAGTATGACCGTCGCAATAAACCCAATGTTGCCGCATAAAAAAACCACCCGTTACAAAACCCATTTTTTTTGCTGACAATCCTGTTTTCCTGTAAAACCATTCTTCCATTTTATCTCTTTTATCATCCGATAAACGACCAACATATGTATTTATATATATGTCCATACCTTCTAATAACCTATAATTATTATCACAATCTGGCAACTTTGTTCTTTCGCCATATAACGGATATACATATGGGTCACCAAAAGCATATGGATTGGCACCAACCGATTCACCCTCACCGAGACCACCAAAAAATAAATCTAATTCATTAACGACACATATATCGCCATCTTCAAAATATTTTTTACTTTCATAACTATTTGAATTAAAATCTGAAATATGCAAAATATCATTACCCGAATGTTTTGTCAAAGTATATCTACCAATACCATTTACAGTTGCAAACCTTGTTATTAATATAGATAAATTGAAATCTTTTATAATAATTTTAACATATTCCCCATCTTCGATAGGTAAATAAAACCCATATTGATAATCAAAAGTTTTATCATTTTTTAAATCAACAGTTGAATTACTATTTAATACTTTAACAAATGGTTTTTTAAATGCTGTTGGCATTGCTAAATTATCTTTTTTAAATACTATAAATTTATCTTCACTAGTTATTTTGTATAAAAGCATTCTAACAAGGTCATGGCGCCTTCTCTTCTTCTTCATGTCATCTACACCAGCATCCAATAATTGATTATAAATTTCTGTTTGTAAAGAATCTTCAATAAGACCATTTGAAGTAGAAGAATTATTATTTATATTTTCAATAACGCTTGTCTGAACACCGTTCGATGTTGCCGAAGTCGCAGCAGACCCTTTAAAATCAAAAACTGACATATCTAAAACAATAGAACTTAAATCAGTATTATAAACATGTGTGCTTGGTAGTCTATTTGTCGTGAAATCTTCTAAAATCATATTTGCAGCAACACCTGTTAATCTTGCCATGGATAAATCAACATTAGACATTGTAGAATTTGAAATAATGCATCCGCTCAATTCTGTGTTTGTAAAATTAGCATTTGTTAAATTGCAATTTTCAAGAATGGCATTTGTAAAATTTGCACCTGATAAATCAGCATTTGATAAATCTGAACCATATAAATTGGTTTCACTCATATCAACCCCAGATAAATCTATATTTTTCAAATCCAAAGCTAATTTAGAGTTTAAATCAAATAAAAATTTGTCAAGATTTCTCGTATTGCTTACAATATCGCGCATTTTTATTGTTAAAGCATCTCCATAAATATCACCCAATCTATTTTCTAATACGAACTTTTTTATTTTTCCAAAAAGATATCTTTCGTCGACCATCGTTGGTAAGATGCCATTTTTTATATTTATCAAATTAGCAGAACTTGTAGTTCTTAAAATATTAAAAGCCAAATCTCTATATTCAACCATACCAAATGTCTTATTTTCTATATCATTTAATACATATAATTTATTTATTATTACCGTTTTTTTTGAAGAATTTTGAATTAGTTTATAAGCTAAATAAGTCGTTAAATGTTTAAAACCATTCAAATTAAACGCGGTTTCTAGTAACTGTTCTATAGCATTGTCCGTAGCACTACTAATATCTATCGCGTTATTTGTGAAATAATCGTCTACATCTTTCGAAATTGGATTGTTTATTTGAAATACAGCATTAGATATATCTAATATGTTCATTTAATAAATATTTAGGAATTAATTTTTTATAAAAAAATAATATAAATGCCTTCAGAAATTGAAAAATTGATAAAATTGGCAGCAAATAGTTCTTTTAATAATGATTCTTTAAATATAGTGCTTTCCAGGACAAATGATTTATCAGATAATATTTATGATATATGCAATAATTTCCAAACTAAATTAACTGTCAATGATTTAAGCGCAAACGATGTTAGTTTTAATAACTTATGGGTTGGTGGGGAAAAAATCACTGGACAAAATGGTGGGGGGTCTAGCACATTTACAGGATTGAACGATACACCTAACTCATATACCAATAAACAAAATAAATTATTAAGAGTAAATAACACGGGTGATGGATTGGAATTTACTGCAGATATAACAAGCGCGAACGCGTCAAATATATCGACAAATGCTGCAAATATATCGACAAACACCTCAAATATGAGTGACATTTCACAAAATGTTGTTGATTTATCAGGAGCAGTTGATACCAATACAATAAAGTTGAATAGTGTTGAAGAATCTGCAGATGTGACAGATACTGCTAATGTCATGGCAGCTGGTGCAGTTATGACAACTGGAAACCAAACAATTAATGGTGGGTTAACTGTAACTGGAAATATGATTTTATCTGGAGACATAAGTGCAAATGATACTAGTTTTAATACAATACAATTTTTTAATAAAATTATCAATAAAGATGGTCAGGAAATCGTTGGTCCACAAGGTATTCAGGGTGTTAAAGGTGATACAGGAAATGCTGGTGCAACAGGCCCACAAGGCATTCAGGGGATTCATGGTGATACAGGTGCAACAGGCCCACAAGGAATTCAGGGGATTCAAGGTGATACAGGCCCACAAGGAATTCAGGGGATTCAGGGTGATACAGGTGCAACAGGCCCACAAGGAATTCAGGGGATTCAGGGTGATACAGGTGCAGCTGGTGCAACAGGCCCACAAGGAATTCAGGGGATTCAGGGTGATACAGGTGCAGATGGTGCAGATGGTGCAGATGGTGCTGCTGGTCCTGCTGGTGCTGCTGGTGCACAGGGCATTCAGGGGATTCAGGGTGATACAGGCCCACAAGGTGCTGTTGGTGCACAGGGCATTCAGGGGATTCAAGGTGATACAGGTGCAGCTGGGGCAGATGGTACAGATGGTGCAGATGGTGCTGCTGGTCCTGCTGGTGCTGCTGGTGCACAGGGCATTCAGGGGATTCAGGGTGATACAGGTGCAGATGGTGCTGCTGGTGCAGATGGTGCAGATGGTGCTGCTGGTCCTGCTGGTGCTGCTGGTGCACAAGGCATTCAGGGGATTCAGGGTGATACAGGTGCAGATGGTGCTGCTGGTGCACAAGGCATTCAGGGTATTAAAGGTGATACAGGTGCAACAGGCCCACAAGGTGCTGTTGGTGCACAGGGCATTCAGGGGATTCAAGGTGATACAGGTGCTGCTGGGGCAGATGGTGCTGCTGGGGCAGATGGTGCAGATGGTGCTGCTGGTCCTGCTGGTGCTGCTGGTGCACAAGGCATTCAGGGGATTCAGGGTGATACAGGTGCAGATGGTGCTGCTGGTGCACAAGGCATTCAGGGGATTCAAGGTGATACAGGTGCAGCTGGGGCAAATGGTGCAGCTGGGGCAAATGGTGCTGCTGGTGCACAAGGCATTCAGGGGATTCAAGGTGATACAGGTCCACAAGGCATTCAGGGGATTCAAGGTGATACAGGTGCAACAGGCCCACAAGGTGCTGCTGGGACATCCGGGTCTTCTCTATGGAGTGAGGACGGAAGTGATATTTATCGTTTAAACGGTGACGTGGGCATCGGCACGAGTTCGCCCGGAGCTCCTTTACATGTGATTGATACTGTGGGTTATGGTGAACCAGTTGCTAAATTTGAGGCAACCGGTGATTCTTTTATATTTATTGAAAATAATCGAGCTGATTGGGACGAGGTTGGTGTTGTTATACGAGGACGCTCAAACGTTGGATATTGGTTAGCTGGTGTAGATGATAGTTCTACCTACGAAATAAAATATGATAGTGATTTTAATTTTGGTGATCAAGGAAAAATGTTTTCAGTTACAACTGGTGGTAACGTGGGCATCGGCACGACTACGCCAACAGCAGGATTGGATATAAATACTGGACATGTGCAGAGTCAATTTTCGGGAGATTCATACGGTTTTGGTGGGGAAAGGGGAACAGGAAGCGTTGGAACCGCTTCCAACTGGAATGCTTCTGGTAGTGCTGGTGGATGGCGTTTGCATGTTCGTGGACCATCAGCGTTTGCAGCAACTATACAAGTATATAGTGATAATCGAATAAAAACGAATATAGTTGATGTAGAAGATAACCAAGCATTGCAAATGGTAAGAAATATTCCGTGTCGCTATTATGAATACAAAGACAAATTGTCGAGAGGAACAGATAAAACTATTGGATTTATCGCACAGGAGGTGAAAGAAGTTTTACCAATGGCTATTAAATTTTTAACTGCTATAATCCCAAATGAAATGAGAAAGTTAGAAAATATATCGTGGCAAGAAGATAGCAGCAATTGTAAATTAACAAGTGATTTGCAAGACGTCAGTGGTGTGAAATACAGATTTTATGTAAGCAATGACCCAAGTGGAAATGATGAAACAATGAAAGAGGTGGTAGGTAATGAAGACAACACGTTTACATTTGACAAGTCTTGGAACAATGTATTTTGTTATGGTAAGGAGGTTGATGATTTCCACACATTGGACAAAAATAAGATATTTGCATTGGCTTTTAGCGCGACGCAGGAATTAGATAAAAATCAGATTATCCTTCAACAAAAGGTTGCTGCATTAGAAACACAGAATACTGACCTACTTTCAAGGTTAGAAACTTTAGAAAAGAAAATATCCGACGCAGGATTATAAAAATAAATAGAAAAAAAATATATTTATATAATTTAAATATGGCATTCACTAGATTTAATTATGATTCATGTAGAGTAAAAAAAAATCTCCAACAATCAACTGGTCCCGGTAGATATATTTTAAATGTTCCTGGTAATGCAGGAGACAAACCAAATGTATTCAATGACCCACAACTTCGAATGCAAAAATGGGGTGGTAATTTGATGGGTGTATATAACGGACATCCAATAGATATTGATAGTGATTTAAAGAATGTAGGAAGAAAGTTAAAAAAGTTTTGTAACGATGAGAAATTTCCAAAAAAATCAGTGAAAACATATAATGTCAATTATAAAAGTAATAATACTAGTTTTACGGATCAGACAAGAGCTACCCATCCATCTTGGTTATATAGAGATTTAGAACAAAATCATATGTATCCATTACTTTTAGACCCACAAGAAAATGTTTGTAAACGTTTCCAAAATAATCTTAATACAAGATTACTTGAAAGAGATAATTACACACCAGATTTCCCATGTTCCACACTTATTGACAATTAAATTTTTTTACTTTTTAAACTTTTTTTAAACTTTTTTAAACTTTTTTAAACTTTTTTAAACTTTTTTAAACTTTTTTAAACTTTTTAAATTTTTTTCAAAAAATTTAAAAAGTATATATATATAATAATAATGGCTCAAGTAGCAATTCCTTTAGCAGCATTAGGTATGATGTATATTTTATCAAATCAAAAAAAAGACAGTTCTTCATTAAAAGAAGCTTTTAACAAAATGCATAGACCAAGTAAATTACCAAATATGAATAAACAAGTAAAAAATTATCCTGTTTTGGACAGAAAAGAATTAGAAAAAAATGTAAATGATTATGCCGGAAAAAAAAATACAGCAGATAACTATTACAATCCAGGTAATTATGAAACATTACAGATGTCAAATAAAGAACAACAGCAAACATTTAATTCTTTAACAGGTGAAGAAATGAGATTGGGTGAAATAACACATAATAACCAAGTTCCTTATTTTGGGTCTAGTGTCACGCAATCAACTACAGGGAACAATGAAAGTATTTTAGATAAATATACCGGTTCCGGAACACAAGATATAGCAAAACAAGGACAAGCACCTCTTTTTAAACCAAAAAAAAATATGAATTGGTCACATGGTATGCCATCTACAAGTGATTTTATGCAGCAAAGAATGAGAGGCAATGTCTCACAAAAAATGAATAACACAAAACCATGGGAAGAAATACGAGTAGGACCAGGATTAAATAAAGGCTATTCTAATACCGGAGAAGGTGGTTTTAATTCCGGTATGGAAGCGAGAGACAGTTGGCGACCCAAAACAGTGGATGAATTACGCGCTTCAACAAATCCAAAAGTATCCTATTCCGGACAAACACTTGGTGCATATAAACCAAATAAGTCTGGTGTACACGGTAGAGTTGAAAAGAATAGACCTGATACATATTTTGTTAATAGTGAAGATAGGTGGCTTACTACAACTGGCGCAGAAAAAGCTCAAAAAGCCAGAGGAACTATTACACTTAAGCCTGAAAATAGAGCATATCAAACAAGAGAATACTATGGAAATGGAGTTCCCGATGGCAATGGGACATATATTAAACAAAATTATCAGCGGTCTGAAAAACCACAATTTAAACCACTTAATATGGGTGTGGCTACAGATAAAGGTGGTTGGGATGTTAAAGGAAAAGATATGAGAGAAGTTCAGCAAGAAGGTTATCGTCCTTTAGCAAATGCTAGAAATTTAACAAAACAACAAAAAGAGCTCGGTCCTGTTTCGAGGGGATTTAAAGCAATGGTTGCCCCAATTTTAGATGTTTTAAGACCATCGAGAAAACAAAATGTTGTTGGAAACATGCGACCAATGGGTAATGCACATAATAAAAATAGTGTTAGTCATAATGTTATCTGGAATCCAGCCGATAAACTTAAAACAACGATTAAAGAACAAACAATTAGAAATGACTACATTACACAGGGTGGTAAAAATTATAATAGCGCACACATTACAAATAAACACACTCCTATTGGACAGCATCGCGACACAACAACGGTACCATATACGGGCTCTTCATCAGCTAACCAACCAAACTCTAGAGTATACGATGCAGAATATAATGCAGAACTCAATCCAAATAAAGAGCAATTATCAAAGGTAGATAGATTTAATCAAGGTAATAGTTCTTTATTTTCAGCTACACAAAATGTTTGCAATCTTACAAATAAAGCTGGTATGCCAGCCCAACTTAATCCTAATTTTACAAAGAGAAATGCCAATGCAAATAATCTTGGAGCAATGTCTGGAAAAAATGTTAGAGAAAATTCTATATCTTGTGCAAGAAATCAACCCGATGTATTGAAAGCCTTTAATCAAAACCCATATTCAAAGCCATTAAATAGTATAGCTTAAATTTTTATTTTATTTCTAAAAAATAAAAAAATAAAATAAAAAAATAAAAGTTTAAAACGTGTTATACACACTAATTTAAATGAATATAAAAAATAAAAATATTCTGGATTGTAAAGTAAAAAAAATAGATATACATCAAAAATTAAAAAAAAAATTGGATTATTTTATTGAAAATCACAAAATACCACATATTATATTTTATGGCGATTGTGGAACTGGTAAAAGATATATATTAAACTACTTTATTAATAAAATTTATGATAATGATAATAATAAAATAAAGGAATATGTGATGTATGTAAATTGCGCACATTGCAAAGGAATTAGATTTATAAGAGATGATATAAAATTTTTTGCAAAAAGAAACATGCAAAATAATAATGGCAAAATTTTTAAAAGTATAATTTTATTTAACGCTGAAAAATTAACAACCGATGCACAATCAGCATTAAGGAGATGCATTGAAAATTTTAGCCATAACACCCGTTTTTTTATAGTTATTGAAAATATTGACAATTTATTAAATCCAATATTATCAAGGTTTTGTAATATATACATACCATATCCTGAAATAAATAATAAGAAAAAAAATTTATTTAAAATAAACAATAAAAACAATATTGAAATTAGTTTTAATAAAAAGAGAGAATTATTGTTAAAAAAACATTTGTCAAATAAAAAAACATTTAGCAATTTAATTAATTTAACTGAATTTATTACTGAAATATATAATAAAGGATTCAATGCTTTAGATATAATAAAATTTATAGAAAATTCTAATAATATTGATAAATACAAATTTTTACTTTATTTTGATAAAATTAGAAAAGAATTTAGAAATGAAAAGAATTTAATGTTTATTTATTGTTATATATTTTTTATGCGGAAAAACATTAATTTAGAAAATATATTAACAATGTAAAAAATGGATGACTATAATCTCAATGTTTTATCCGAAGCAAAAAATGAATATTCTTCACGTTTAATAAATATACTTTCCCCTTTAGTTATTCAAGGTATAAAATCTATTTTTAACGAAGCGCTGGATTTATGTGTTCAAAATGAAGAAAGTGATAAATATTTGATGACTTTTCAAAATTTTCTTTCCAGGGTTCCGCGTTGGAATACAAATATAATAACTGAAGAAAGAAACCGAATTATAAAAGAAAGTAAATGTAATTATTTAGAAGATTTATTAACATGTGTTCATATAACACAAGTTAAAATTTTAACCAGTATTCGTGTTTCCAATCATCAAAAAAAAATAGATATTGACATTCCAAGTTTAAATGATTTTATTCATAATGTCTATATCAGTTTTGCTAGAAAATTATATAGTAATATTTATTTATTTGAAAAAGACATTATGCCTTTAGACTATCAAAAAAACATGAGAGAATGCGACATCTTATGTAGGGAATCTATTTTAAACGTAATTAGAGAATCAATGCCCATTGAAAATATTTTAAGAGCATATATGGACGAGACCGTTCACGAAGAAATTATAGAAGAAACATTGGAAAAACAAGTAGATAACGAAGAGGCAGAAGATATGTTAGAAGAAGCAAAAAAGAATTTAGAAAAATCTAGCGAAACAACCATTAATAAAATAGATAATGAAATTAATATTGAATCACCAGAATTAAAGAAAAACGAAGAGGTAAAAGATGAAGAAGCAACTGACGCAGCAGCAACTGACACAGCAGCAACTGACGCAGCAGCAAAAGCAGCAACTGACGCAGAAAAAGAAGCAGAATTGACAAAACAGACAAAAATAGCAGAACAAACAATAAAAGAATTAGATGAAAGTGTTAAAAATGAAATAAAAGATGAAGCTGAAAAAAATATTGAAGGAGAAATAAAAGATAATGATAAATTATTTTCCAACAATGAAACCAACAATGAAACAACAAATGAAAAAACCAATGAAACAACAAATGAAAAAACCAATGAAACAACAAATGAAAAAACCAATGAAACAACAAATGAAAAAACCACATTTATTTCTTTTAACGACAATGATGATGTATTAGATATGGGAACAAATAAATCTTCTCTTGTTCATGCACCAAAAACTGAAAAAAGGTTGGAAGAAATCAGCAGAATTGCAAATGAAAGAAGAAAAGAAGAAGAAGAAGATGACGATTTCGATGACGATTTTGACGATGGACCATTAACAATATCAAGTGAAAATATTACTTTAGATATAGCAGATTTACAAGATATTAGTCCAACAAAAAAAATGAATAAAGAATCCCTTTTAGGTGATATTGAAGTTTTATCTTAATTCGTTATAAATAGTATGTTTTAAAATATTATTTATATAAAATGACATCATCCTTATTTTTTAATGGATTTATAATAAGTTTTCTTTTTTTAGTAATAAAATTTATTGAAATAAGATTTATAACAAAAAAAGATGTTTCACCAAAAATTTTATTAAGGGATTCTATTGTTGTGTATATTTCTGTTATATTGGGATATTACTTATTGTCACAATTTGGCAGCGATTCACCACTAAATAAAAAAATTGTTGAGGTATTTACTGATTCTCCTACCTTTTAAAAATTTTTAAAATTTTAAAAATTTAAATATTTTTAAAATTTTAAACATATGATGGCATTTTTTCAATATTAATAATTGGTGATTTTTTTCCAATTTTTCTTTTACTAGAAATAAATTTTTTAAACAATTCTCTGGTTAATTGAAATTCTGGTGTATTTTTTGTGCATTTCCTTGTTATCATTTTGTATAATTTAAAATCTGGATATCTTTCTTCCCCGTTTTTTTTATATAGAATGTTTTTATTGGTATCATCCGTAATCCAATCTGTTATTAAATTTACCAATGGTTTATTCACTTTTGTATCAACATCTTCAACATAATGGTCATATAAAGAACAACCCAATCTCACAAGGTCAAATGATTTATTTGGTTTTATTTCTTTTTTATTTTTATTTCTAAAAACTGAAAAATTATATTGCCCAGACGCTTCACCTTTATTATAAAAACAATCACTCGATATCTGTTTATCTTTAAATTTATAAATAGCTCTTCCAAAATCAATTACTTTATATATTTTCCCATATGTTGGAACTCTGTAGTATTTATCCGCATAATAATAATTTATATACTTTTTTTCTGTTTTTTGGAACATAATATTATTTGTATGTAAATCATTATGTGTAAAATCAAACATTTTTTGATAAACAATCAAAGTCATTATTACCTGAAATAAACAAGATATAACCTCTTTATCTCTAATGTCAGTGTCTTCCAATAAATAATCTAAAGTATTATCTAACTTTTCCAAGCATATAATTTGACATGGAAAATTAAAAACATTTGCGTAAATATTACTTATTTCATTTGTTATATCTGAAAACTCACTATCATCTTCGTCGCCATAGTCGTCGCCATCTTCACCATCTTCGTCGCCATCTTCGTCGCCATCTTCGTCGCCATCTTCACCGTCACCACCATCGTCTTCATTACTAGTATCTGATAAACGTGAAGAACATTCAGTATTGGTTTTATTATCTGACACATTCTCTATGTCATTTTCTCTTTTATAGTCAATATTTGTTATTTTAACATCATTTAAAAATAAATTATGTTTTTCAATGTTTTCCAATGTTAAATCTTCAAATATACCTTCGTAAATACCATCATCAATATTTTCTATAGTAATTTTCTCATTATCGCCTATTTCTATTTTTTTCCTATTTTTTCTCGTATCATCTTCCATTAATTCTTCGTTTATTTCATCGGTTCTAAACAAAATTTTTCTATTTTTATGAAAATAATCATAATCATATAAATATTCCAATTCATCTGTTATATCAAATTTAAAATTCTCTTTTATTCCTAAAAAAGAACCATAAAAATCTATCCCATGTATAAATTTGTAGGTATTTAATACTTGACTGGATAAATATGAAAAAAATGAGTCTGTATATGCAGAATTATCATAACAATTAAATTTTTTTAAAATATTTTTACTATTTAATTTAGGAAGATTGCAAATAATGTTTTTCGATATATCTTTATATTTTCCTGCCATATATTTACTCGGATCAATTAAAGGTGAATATTTAAAAAATGACTCTTTTGAATGATTTGTATTGTTATCGCTTTCCACCAATATCTTAAATTTATTTTCAGTTTCTTGATTTTTTATTTTTTTTATTGAATATTTATTATTCAAATTTATTTTATTATCATTTGAATCATTAAGAGAGAAAAATCTTGAATATATGGGAATATAATTTTGCATCTCCGTAATTCGATTTGCAGAATTATCTTTAAAAAAATTAAATAAATCTTTATTATTATTTTTTTTATAAAATATATCAAACATTATGTTTTATTTTATTAATATTTTTTCTTGTTTTTAACTTAAAAAAATATTAAATAAAATTTTTTAATATCATGCGTCTTTTATAATATATAATTTACTTTTTAAATAATATATGAATTTAGAATTAAAAAAATTTGATATGAGAAAAATTAGTTTTGACCCTAATTCAACACAAGGACCAGTAATTGTTTTAATTGGTAGACGTGATACAGGCAAAAGTTTTTTAGTAAGAGATTTGCTTTACTATCACCAAGATATACCAATAGGGACAGTTATTTCAGGAACAGAAGCTGGTAATGGTTTTTATGGTGAATTAGTACCTAAATTATTTATTCATGATGAATATAATAGTGCAATAATTGAAAATATATTAAAAAGACAAAGGATAGTATTAAAACAAATAAAAAAAGAAAAAATAGCTTATGGTAAATCAAATATAGATGCCAGAGCCTTCGTTATTTTAGATGATTGTTTATATGATAATAGTTGGAGTCGCGAAAAAGTCATGCGATTATTGTTTATGAATGGGAGGCATTGGAAAATCATGCTTGTTATTACCATGCAATATCCTTTAGGTGTTCCACCAAATCTACGAACAAACATTGACTATACATTTATTTTAAGAGAACCATATTTAACAAACAGAAAACGTATATATGAAAATTATGCTGGTATGTTTTCTACGTTTGAATCATTTTGTCAAGTTATGGACCAATGCACTGAAAATTATGAATGTCTCGTAATTTCAAATAATGCAAAATCAAACAAATTGGAAGACCAAATTTTTTGGTATAAAGCAACCTCGCATAATAAATTTCGTTTAGGTTCAAAAGAATTTTGGGAAATGTCCAAAGACCTTGATTCGGATGATGACGAGGAACAATATGACCCAAAAGCTATGAAAAAAGGACCACAAATTAACGTTAAAAAAAACAAATGGTAAATTTTAAAATAGCAATATAAATCAATGGATATTGTTTATACTTATTGTAACAGAAACATTCTTTTTTCAATAAATATTTTATTATTAGAAAAAAATATGCCTTGGGTTAGAAATATATTTTTAGTTACAAAATATCAAAGAATAAATGCTTTAAAAAGAGAATTAAAAAATTTAAAATATTCTTTCAGAAAAAAATGCAAAATCATACGACATACAGAAATAATACCAAAAAAGTATTTACCAACAAAAAAAGATAGCTCCGCACCAAAAATAATTGAATGTTATTTACATAATATTAAAGGATTAAGTGAAAATTATTGTTATTTTAATGACGACACCTTTGTTATAAAACCTATTAAGAAAAGTGATATTATGGGTAAGGCTTTTTGTATTCCTTATGATTTCAAAAAGGTCAATCATTATAATAGAAAAAAATGGGGGCTGCCATACTGGTGTGCAAATTTATTATCTTCAAAAATTTATAAAAAAATAACAGGAGAAAAAATGATTTATATGGATACACATCAAATATGTCCATTAAAAAAAAGTTCAAGTGAAAAAGTATTTGATTTAGCCAAAAAATCTATAGAAAAATCAATTGAAAAAAATATAAAAAGTGGTGACGATTGTAGATTAATCGCAGCGAGATTTACATTATTATCAATGAATTATGCAATATATGCCGGTAAATTAAAACCCAGTGATAATAAAAAAGAATATAGATATTTAAATGCAGGTTTGTATATGGAAAAAAATAATATAAAACCTTTTACTGATGTTTTAAAAAATAATAATATATATTTTATTTGTGTAAATAATTGTTGTGGAAAAAAATATAATAAAAAAATAATAAGTTTTTTTCAAAATTATTTTTAGTTTTAATATTTTTAATGTTTTATAAAACATTAAAAATATTAAAAAATTTAATTTCTAGTACCGTCTTCATTAAATTTACGAACACCTTTATCTCTTTTTGTATTAACAATATTCTCGCCTTCAAATAACTCTTTTTGAATATCTGCTGTTGTAATCTCTCCTTTCAACCCGAGTGATTCTTCAATTGTATTATTAATACCAATCAAATTACCATTTTCATCAATATTTTGCGTTAATTTATTTCCGGTTTCTTTTGCCAATTTAATATTTTCTTGTATAGCTTTTTCTTTTGTTTGTCGAACTCGTTTATCGAATTCTACTTTGGCATATTCCTCATTCTTTATTTTTTCACTCATTAATTGATTTAATTGTTCTTCAAGGTATTCTACTCTTCCTGTTTTATAAGCGTCAGGTTCCCATGGCATCCACATCCCAACCGGTCCCACGAAAACATTATGATTCGGGTCTACCTCGCGCAGTAATTTACAACGAAGTTCTGCCTCACCCTGTGTAGAATAAGAGCCTCTAACTTTAATACCACGGGTGTTTGTTTGAAAATTTTGTGCTTCTGAAAATTCATTTTCCAGTCGTTCTTCATGTGCATCAACGAAATTTTTATAAGAATCTCTTACGTAATTCGAGTCAAATGTTTCACTCTCACTCTTAAGATATTCATTTAAATCATCTGTTAATTTTTCAAATTTCAAATTATATTTATAACTTACAAAATTTAAAAATTGAGTAAATTTTTTTACAGATTTTGTCATATCAAAATCTTTTAGGAACTCTTCAAAATAAAAATGTTCTTTCTGTTTCAATATATTTTCTGGAGAAATAAAAGAAACACAAACAAATTTTTGCCCAGAAATAGGTTTATCCTCTTCCAGTAAATCAACATATTTGGGATTTTCAACACCACCCTCACTAGTTTTTCTTGTAAAATTCATATTTGTACTCATATATATTTATTACTATTTTTACTATTTAAGTTTTTTTTGTAACTATATTATTTTTTTTGTAACTATATTATTTTTTTTGTAACTATATTATTTTTTTTGTAACTATATTATTTTTTTTGTAACTATATTATTTTTTTTGTAACTATATTATTTTTTTCGTAACTATATTATTTTTTTTGTAACTATATTATTTTTTTCTAATTTATTATTATAAATATGTTGAATAATTTAATGGCTTCTTTAGATTTAGGAGAATTAATGCGAAGAGCAGTAAAATACATTGTGGAAGGTATAATGGTTGCTATTGCCGCCTATGCTATCCCCAAAAAATCACTCAATATGGAAGAAGTTCTTCTTATTGCATTAACTGCCGCCGCTACATTCTCCATCCTCGATACTTATGTTCCTTCTATGGCTGTGTCTGCAAGGTCTGGTGCCGGTTTTGGTATTGGTGCTAATCTTGTTGGTTTCCCAGGTGGATTATAAACTTTTAAGAAAAGTTTGACAAAATCTACTTTTTAGAAAAGTCTACTTTTTAGAAAAGTAGGACAAAAATCTACTTTTAATATTTTTTATATGTTTAAGAAAACATATAAAAATAAAAAATAATATTAATGATTAAAAAATTCATAAATAAAGATATTAGTGAAAATAGTAATGACAAAAAAAACGACATAAGTTATAAATATTTACCAGTTTCGGTTTTCGATGTAAAACCTTCCGGTATGAAAGGTATTCGGGGTAAACAACACCATGATAAGAAATCAAGTAGGTCAACATATAGTCCTTTTCCACAAGATATAGCAGAATGGTGCGCAGAGTATCATTTAAGAGATAACCAAATAATTTTCGACCCCTTTGCTGGTTGGGGTGAAAGACATAACGCTATAAAAAATGCAAACAAAACATATATTGGATATGACATTTCACAAAAAGCAATAGATAATGCAAAGGAAAAATTCGGAGTAGATAATGTTTTGGCAAACACCCTTGTAGAGGAAATACCAACACACGATGGTTTGCTAACATGTCCACCATATTGGAATTTAGAAAAATATGAAAAAGATGGAATAGATAGAGAAAAAACATGGGAGTCTTTTTTAGAAAAATATGAAAAAATATGGCAACGCGTTACAGAAAAAGCTTTGCCAGGTGCAAAATACTGTATTATGGTTGGTGATTGGCGCAAAAATCATAAATTCTATGACTTTACTTATCAAACCGAAAAAATATTGGAAAAATGCGGTATGAAACCGTTTGATAAAGTTGTGCTTTCTTATAAAAAAATATCGCCTATAAAACTTATGTTGCCACAAGCAAAAAGATTGGGTTATACTGTGAAAGTTCACCAAACGTTATTAGTCTATTCTTTTTAGAAAAATATATCTTTTTCAAAAGATATATTTTGCCATATCTTTTTTCAAAAGATATATTTTGCCATATCTTTTTTCAAAAGATATATATATGCCGAAAACGCGTAAACGTTCACGGAAAAAGCGAAACAACAAAACAAAAAAGAAATTAAGCAAAATAAAAAAAATTGTTAAAATTTTTAAACAATATCCAGAAATATTTCCTCGAGGATATTTTCGATTTTTAGAAGGTAATTTGAGAGAGAAATTTCAAAATAAAGAAATAATCTTTAAAAATGGCGTTGTTTTAACTTGGAAAAAATACAAAGTAAATCCAGGAAAATATTCAAAATATAATTTTAAAAAGGGCGACATTAAAATTAATCAACTGGTTAATAAAAAACAAGGTAATGGTAAAGCCAAAAATTTGTTTTTAAAATTTTTGAAAAAACATGAAAATGTTAATTTAATTTTAGATGTATTAAAAAACAATAAAAGAGCTATCAAATTTTATAATAAAAATGGGTTTAGGAAGGTAGGGACAACAAAATTTGGAGAATTACCAGGTATAGTCATGAAGCGCAGTAAAAACCAAAAGGGTGGCTGACAATCAAATAATACTAGAAACACGTCGGTTATGACAGGTGGGTGAGGTGAACAAACCGACAATGGTTATATGTTGCTTTCGGGTGGTGGGGAGAACTGAAGTGATATGAGTAATATATAAAATTTAAACAAAAATAAATGTTCAAAAAATAATTTTTGAGAGATGACGAAATATATTTTAAAACTGTAAAGGTTAATATATTTCCGAGAAGCATTTATTTTATTTAATTATAATATATGATTGATGATATTAGACAAGGATTATTTTTCGGTTTAAATTCTGGTGTTATTACAACAACAGGCTTAATTTCCGGTTTAGTCCAAACAAAAATATCATATAATTTGTTAATAATTAGTATTATATCTTTAGCTATTTCAGATAGTGCGTCTGAAGCATATGGGCTATATTTATCAAAAAAAGCCGAAGATATAAAAGACTTTTCTTCTGGACCATTATATTCATTAATTTCTTTATTTATTACAAAATTTGTGATTGTTATTAGTTTTCTTATACCACTATTATTTACAAAAAATTTGAAAGTTTTTAAAAATATGACATGGGTTTTGGGTTGGGGTATTTTTCTATTAATAATTTTAGATTTACAATTATGTAGTATGAGGAATGAATCATTTGCAGAATATATAGTTCCACATTTAATAGTTATTGGTTTAGTTGTAGTTTTAACAAGATATTTTGGTAATATGATTAATAAAATAAGATAAAATTTATAAAAATCAAATTTTTATAAATTTTGTCAAAAGTTACTGTTTTCTCAAAAGTTTAGGTTTTGTCAATTCTCAAAAGTTTAGGTTTTGTCAATTCTCAAAAGTTTAGGTTTTGTCAATTCTCAAAAGTTTAGGTTTTGTCAATTCTCAAAAGTTTAGGTTTTGTCAAACTTTTCTCAAAAGTTTAAACTGTTGGTATAAATTCCCATTCCAATTCGCCGCATATTTTTTTCCATATTTCATCTTGTTCGATTCTTTTTAAAGGGTCTTTTAACATGGGAAAATAAGGTAAAAATGTTTTTTCATCCAATAATTCGCACATTTTATAAAGAACATAATAATAATTTAAAAAATTAACTCTATCATTTGGACAATGCTTTGAATATGGTTTTTGAATTTCCAAAAATAAATTGCACAAAATATCTTCTAATTCTGGTTTCATAACAGGCGGTTTTATTCCCAATTTATCTTTAATAAATGGAATATGCTCATAAAATTTATTATAACCTAGTTTTTTTAAGATGTCTTTCGCTTTTTTATTATTCATATTTTTTATATTAATTCTTTCTTTTTTTATTTGGTTTTTAATATCTATCAATACCTGTTCTGGTATTTGTGTTGTTTCTTTAGCTTGAAATTGAGCCAATATTTCTCTAAAATGATTTATTCTCTTGTATGCATAAAAACAAACTTCCTTGGGTGGTTCTTTATAAGATGGTTTTTCATGTTCAATTAAGTATTTTACTTGTAAGCTACATAATTTGCATACAAGTATACCTTTATTATCAATAGGTATTAATTCCCCTGAACATTTTTTACACACATCATAATTTTGTTTATAATTATCAATATTAAAAAACGTGGAATCAACATTTTTTAGGTAAGAGTTCAAATTTTTATTCGCTTCTTCATTTTTCTCTTTAGCGTTATTATCATAATTTTTATTAAAAAAATTATGTAATATTTTTTTTTTATCGCACCCACCCTGTGATAATTTTTTTTTTGATTCGAAGTAATTAAAAATAAATTTTGAATTATTTAATAAATAATTTTGTTCTTCCTTTTCTTTTTTCTTCTTTTCTTTTTTTATTTCTTTTATTTCAGTTTTTATTTGTAGCTTTCTTTCAAAACTTTTGGTTGAAGAAAATTCATCTTTTAGTGATTCTATTTGTTTATTATAATTAGGTATAATTGTATTTTTTATATTTTCAAATTCAAACATTTTTTCTTTATGAGTGTTATCCAAAGTTACCTTTTTTTTATTAAATTTTATCTTTTTTGCTGTTTTTGGTTTGAAATTAGGCATATCTAATATATAAAATAGCAAATATTTTATATATATATTTTTTTTTAAATTATAATTTTATATTTTTTTTGTATACAAAAATTAATATGGACATTGATTTTAATGATATTATAAATTTTGATGAAATGGATATTATTAAAAAAACAAAAGTTGTTTTTATATTTAATGCTTTAGAAAAAGGTTGGACTATTAAAAAAAAGGGCAAAAGATTTTTATTTTCAAAAAACCACGAAGGAAAAAAAGAAGTTTTTTCCGATGAATATTTGAAACGATTTATCAAAACAAATTTATTTAACAATTAAAATTTATGCTGTAAAAATTTAAATTAATTAATGTTTATTTTTAAATTTTTTTTTCTTTAGGAATATTATAATAATATGGGAGGAGGTCTTATGCAACTAGTCGCTTACGGTGCCCAAGATGTTTATCTTACGGGTAACCCTCAAATCACTTTCTGGAAGGTAACTTACAGACGTCACACTAACTTTGCTATGGAATCTATTGAACAAACTTTTAACGGACAAGCCGATTTTGGCCGAAGAGTCCAATGCACTGTTTCTAGAAACGGTGATTTGGCTTACAGAACTTACCTTCAAGTTACGCTCCCTGAAATTAACCAGAGTGACGGAACCACTGCTAACAGTCTCTATGCCCGTTGGTTAGATAACCCCGGACACCAGCTCATCTCGCAAGTCGAAGTCGAGATTGGTGGTCAACGCATCGACAAACAGTATGGTGACTGGATGCACATCTGGAATCAATTAACCCTCACTTCTGAACAAGAGGCTGGTTTCCACAAAATGATTGGTAACACCACCCAACTTACTTACTTGACTGACCCGGTGTTTGCAAAGGTCGCCACTGCTTGCTCGGCTGGTGATGTCCCTAACGCCACTTGCGCCCCTCGCCAAGCTCTCCCAGAGACGACTCTTTACGTCCCTCTTGAGTTCTGGTTCTGTAGAAACCCAGGTCTTGCTCTTCCTTTGATTGCCCTTCAATACCACGAAGTCAAAATCAACATCGAGCTTCGTCCTATGGATGAATGCCTCTGGGCTGTCAGTGAAATCAGTGCTTCTGGTTCTGATAACAGAAAAGAAGCAAAGGCATACAGTAAATCTCTCGTTGCCGCTTCTTTATACGTCGACTACGTTTTCCTTGATACGGATGAACGCCGACGCATGGCACAAAACCCACACGAATACCTCATTGAACAACTTCAATTCACTGGCGATGAATCCATTGGTTCTTCCAGTAACAAAGTTAAGTTGAATTTCAATCACCCATGTAAGGAAATTATCTGGGTTGTCCAACCTGATGCCAACGTCAGTTACTGTGACTCTTTTGTCTCTTCTGAAGTATTGAACGCCGCTCTTGGTGCCCAGCCTTTCAATTACACTGATGCCATCGATGCCTTGCCCAACTCCATTCGCGCATTCTCTTCTGCAGCGCAGCTTGGTGCTGATAACAATGGCGTCATCGACGCTTCCGGTCTCTTCAATGACCCTACTGCAGGTGGCCAAGGAAATATCGCCAGTTCCGATTTGTCCGCAGCTGCTGTTGCTGGTGTCTCTGGTACATTCAAAGCTGGTGTCAACAACGGTGTCTCTGATGCCGGTGCTTTCGTCCTCGCCGAGACTGCCCTCCACATGCACTGTTGGGGTGAAAACCCTGTTGTTACCGCCAAGCTCCAGCTTAACGGTCAAGACAGATTCTCCGAGCGTGAAGGAACCTACTTCGACCTCGTCCAACCTTTCCAACACCACACCAGACACCCAGACACTGGTATCAACGTTTACTCGTTTGCCCTTCGCCCAGAAGAGCACCAACCATCGGGAACTTGCAATTTCTCCAGAATTGATAACGCTACTCTTCAATTGGTTGTCTCTGCTGCTGCCATCTCTGGTGCCTCTACTGCCAAAGTCCGCGTCTACGCCACCAACTACAATGTCCTTCGTGTCATGAGCGGTATGGGCGGTCTCGCATATTCAAATTAAGTTGTAGTATGTAGCATATACATAAAATTGATATAAAAACAATATTATAATTAATATAATATTGTTTATGATGATATCTAATCACAATAGTGAAAAAAAAGATGAAAAAAAAGATGAAAAAAAAGAAGAAAAAAAAGATGAACCGAAAGAAATATGTAAATGGAATAGAGCAGATAACACTCCTTGTATATTTAAGGCTATACTAAATAAAAATTATTGCAAACTACATAAAAAATTTGAAAATATCTATACACCTGAAGAACTTTCCAACTTACAACGATGTTCAAGATGTAAAAAACCAGTAAAAAATTTACCAAATAATCAAAAAAAATGTAATAATTGCTTATCAAAACAAAAAAAAGATAAAATAGTCTTGAGAAAAAAACGCGCAGAAAATAAAAAAAAATGTTTATGGATTAATCAAAAAGGTGTCCAGTGTCCATGGAATACCCATATTAATATTAAATATTGTAAAAGGCACTCAAAATATAATGGAGTCTTTGAACCATCCGATATTCCAAATTTAAAAAAATGTAGTGGTTGTAAAAATCTATTCAAACCTAAAAATGCAGAAAAAACATGTTTAAAATGTAAATCATACCGAAAAAATATAAAAAATATAAAAAATATAAAAAATATAAAACTATGTTCTGCAATTACAATATGTTCTGGTAAAACTTGTTCATATAAAGCACTGAAAAATGATAATTATTGTAAAAAACACCAACGATATAAAAAACATAAATTATTGATTGATTCTGGTAAAAGAATATGTTCTAACTGGATAAGAGGTTGTTTTAATGAATTGTTAATAGACGATATGTCAAAATGTAATATATGTAAAAAATCCACTAATAATTATAAATTAACTACATCCTTAACGATTTATGAATCAAAATATACAACATATAAATCAGAAGCGAATAGACGAAATATCTTTTGGGATTTAACAAAAGAACAAACTATTAAGTTATTCAAAGAAAAATGCGAATACTGCGCAATAAACGATGGATTAAACGGAATAGATAGAATTGATTCTTCCAAATCATATACTATTGATAATTCTATCACCTGTTGTGAAATTTGCAATAAAATGAAATTAACACATAGTAAAACACAATTTATACTTATTGTTAAATGGATATGCGAACATATATCATTATTTACAAAAAATTATTCACAACAACACGTAATTGGATTGTTTGAAAAAGCAAACACAAAAAAAACATACAAAATGTATACAAATAATTGTAGAAATAAAAAAAATATAAAAATGTCATTAACAGAACAACAATTCTATAATATATTGCGATTTCCATGTCATTATTGTGGAAATTTTAGTAAAGATGGTTCAAATGGTATTGATAGAATAAACCCACAATTATATTATAGTATTGAAAATGTTGTCCCGTGTTGTAAAACATGCAATTATATAAAAGGATCGCAAACTTTATTTTATTTCAAAGAAAAACTTACAAATATTTATAAATATAGTGTTTTAAACGAAATTCCAGATTATCGAAATAATCCAAAAACAAAAATGATTTCAATTTTATCCACAAATAATATTAAAATAACAAATTACCCTTCTATTAAACTTCATCATCCTATCGACTTCTATAATAATTCTGTATTTACAGGTAATTTAATTGATGTAAAAAATATGAAAATAAAACTTATTTTTACAAATAGTAAACATCCGCAATTTGATATATGGCAATACTATAGGCGAACTATTAGTAGTTTCAAACCTAAAAAAGGTTATTGTTTATTGGGTAAACGTACATACATTTTAGTTCAAGATGAAAACAGTGGAAAATATTTAGGTATAATTTCCATATCAAGTGATATCAAATTTCTTGGTCAACGAGACAAATATATTGGATGGGATAAACATCATCAATTTACATTAAAAAAATTAGATAAATTAGTAAATATAACTACATGTGTTTCTACACAACCATTTGGTTATAATTTTAATGGTGGAAAATTATTGACATCGTTAGCATTTTCAAAAGAAGTATTACAATTTTGGTATAATACTTATAATACATATATTCAGGGAATAACCACTATGTCATTATATGGAAAATCTATACAATACGATAGATTACAATGTATAAAATATTTAGGATTAACAAAAGGTATAAGCGTTAAAGATATTTCTCCCGAAGCAATCAAATTCGCAAAAGAATATTTATATAGTATTGGATTATACGATAAATCATATGAAAAAAATATTTTATGGTTATTTAAAAAATGTCTTCGGAAATTAAATATACCAATGGAAGATGTACTTAAATCGGTAAAAAAAGGTGTATATTTTGGATATACCTCTCCCCAATCAAAAACATATTTAAATAGCAAAACCACAAACAATGAACCAAATCCCATACCCTACGCAAAAACCACCAATGAAATTTATAATTGGTGGGTAAATAGATGGGCTGAACAAAGATATACACATCTAAAAAAAAAAAAGAAAATTAAATAATCATAGTGAAATAAGTTAAATAATTTATTAACGAAACATATTTAATAACTTAACGATAATTTATAAAATGACAGATTTGACAGAAATTGCGAGAATCAAGCAAATATTTAATCAGTTTGATAAAAACAAAAACAATACAATTGATAAAAAAGAACTTTCAACATTGGCTATCGCTCTTAACGACCCATTATCCCCCGCCGAATTACAAGATTTTTTTAAATGTTTGGACAAAGACAATTCATCAACTATCACGTGGGAAGAGTTCATCGAATATTGGAAAACAATTTATTAAAAATATTTAATAAATAATTCATAATTATCTTTAATATGAATATAACAACCATTTTTTTTATGGGATTTACAGTCCTTTTGTTTGCATTTTGCATTATAATAATTATATGTGGAATTTTAGAATGTTATATGTTAAGAATTAGAAGACGATCTGCATATATATTACCAGTGCAAACGGTAAATTCAGAAGTTATTAATCCACAGTTTTTGGTAATTCAATAAAGCTTTTACTATAATATTTATTAAATATATTTAGAGTTTTAAACAAAATTTTATAAGTAATGCAATATTACTGGGGAACGCCAGACACAAGTGTAAGTTTTTGTGAAAAAAAATATGATAATATTTTCTGGATTGCAGAATATAACAATACAATTAGCGCAATACCTTATATCTTAATTGGTTTAATATTTTTATTTACAAAAATAAGAAAAATCGGAATTTGTATGATTTTATTGGGATTTTCAACCATGTTAATGCATGGGACATTGCGAAATTACGCACAACTTTTAGACGAATCGTCTTTATTAATTTTATCATTTGAAACTTTAAAACTTTTAGATAAAAGAGTCCATTACATTTTCTTACCACCCATTCTTGGTATTTATATAATGTTAAATGAAAATTTTTTCATTTTTCTCTCGACTTTTTCTGGAATGCAATTAACAATTGTTTACAAAGTTTATTACAAAAATAAATCATTGCCTCAAAAAATTTTATCATCGTTGTATGTTTTTTTCTTTCTTTTCGCTTCAATATTTTGGTTTATAGACCAAACATTTTGTAAGTATATTGGCGACACGCCGTTTCACGCATTGTGGCACATAAATACATGCATAGCGATGTTTTATGGATATTCTAATTTTATTGTTGATTAAAATTTAAAATTTTTATAATATATAAATTTTAAATGTTAATAGATATAATTGGATATAGTGCTATTTTTATAGGTGCAATATCTTTAATACCACAAATAATTCAAATGATTAAAACAAAAAAGGTGAGAGATATAAATATATTTTTTTTAGTAGTTGCAATTATTAGCGATTTCTTTTATTTTCTTTATTCTATATTATCTAAAAATGATTTTATGTTTTATTCCATGTTTCCTCCTGTTTTATCTCACATAACTATGTTATTTTTATGGTTATTATACAATAAACAATTAACCATTACACACATTGATACACACATTGATACACACATTGATACACATAACGACATTGAAATAATAATAATTTAATTTCTAATAAAATATTAAATGCTTCAAAGACAAGAATTTAAAGAATTATTTGTAACGGCAGCTGTTTTATTAGTAATTGATGTAACATATTTATATTTAAGAAAGAATGATTTTAATATTTACTTTTTGAATGTTCAAAAATCACCCTTAAAATTTCGCCTACCCGGTGCTATTTTAGCATATTTTTTGTTAATTTTAGGAATGTATTATTTTATCATACGAGATAAAAAATCTCTCCAAGATGCATTTTTACTCGGTGTTTTTGTTTATGGTGTTTATGATTTCACAAATTATGCAACATTATCAAATTGGACATTGAAATTTTCATTAATGGATATGTTTTGGGGTGGAACAGTATTAACTTTAAGCACTTTTATCATTTATGAACTGTTAAAATATTTATAAATTTTAATATAATTTTTTTTAAAAAATTATATTAAAATTTAAAATATATAAAAAAATATATAGATGGTTAATGCTTCATATAAAACTATAACATATGATTCTACCGCAGCTGAATTAGATTTAAATACTTGGTATAGCAATGGTCCAACAAATGTCAACGCAAGTAAAATAATATTATCAGATAATTTAACTTGGGATACTAAATGGCAAATAGGTGTATTTGCAAAACAAGAGTTAGTATTTGATGGCAATGGTTATACAATCACATTGGCAAAAGATACTGGTGGGGCAGGAACAAGTCCAGTAGGATTTTCTGGATTATTTTGTATTGGGAATAATAGTTCATATAGTTCATCTATTGCTGATTCAGATGATTATTATGGCTTACACGTAAAAAATTTCATTTTAGATTCTGAAGCAAATTCTATACCTTTGAGATTAGAACACAATGCAACACATAGATATATCGGTTATGTATTTGGAAAATATTACAACAACTCATTGAATGGTTGGGGTCCACATGGTATGCCCACTAATGACCCACCAGGCATAGCAAGAGTAACCCCATCTACAAAAAATACTTTTATTTGCGAAAAGGTTGAAGTTAAAGGATATTTTACAAGCGACCTATCTATGCTAAAATGGTTTAGATATAAAAATCACTATGATAGTAACTCCTACGCACAAACAGCATCGTCTTGTGGTGCTTTCGTTGGTTCTGTATACGGAAGAGCAAAATTTTTAAATTGTATAGCAAATGGGAAATTTATTGGATACAATGGAACAGGTTATATTGAATTTGTTAATTGTTTAACGACAAATAATTCTTATTTGTGTGGTCGTGACATTAATCGTCACTATACATCAAGCACATATCATAAATGGATTTTTGAAAATTGTGTGGCATTTAAATTATTTGGAGAGTTATATAATGGAACTACACATCCCGATATTACAGCTAATGGTGGAAAAATATTAGAAATAAGCGGATGTAAAGTAGACCAGAGTGAATATTGGAGAACAGCCCCATGGTCAGGGTATCTTTTAGAACAAAATTCTACAAAAAATTTTGATTATTTAGATAACGGTGACCCGTTCCAATCTATGAGAACAAGTGAATTAGATAATGTATTAGCTGTAATTGGCGGAGAATTTATAAAAAGTAATAATAAAATTACTTTACAATTTTCACCATATGCAGGTGTGGATATAGGTGATGTATTAACTGTTCGCACTATAGATTTATCAGGTAGCGATACAGTCTCCACTTCGGCTATACCCACTACATGGTTTAATAATTTAGCAGGTTCTGGAGAAACTTTGGAAAGAAACAAAGAAGAAAGACGGAATATTTTAATTAATGAAATTTTTACAGCAAATTCTACAAAAACATTTTTCGATATTTCAAGCTCTGCCATAAATGCTTCAAATCATTCTGTAAAAGAAAGCACTCGTATTTTTAAAGTAGATACTAATACAAATAAAGCTACATTAAATTTAAATACAAACACCGATTTGGGCGATAAAAAGGGCTTTTATGTTCCATTAACCACCAACAATCAAAAAGTTGATATAACTAGTAAAGATGGAAATATAACGTTCCAGATTGAAAGAACCGGAACAGGAAGTGATGGTAAAGCAACTTACTCTATAACAAAAACAGCAGGTAATTCAAATTTGATTATTGACTCATAATTTTAAAAAAAATGTTGAAACATAATTTTAAAAAAAATGTTGAAACATTTTTTTTAAAATTTAAAAAGATTTTTATGGATTTTCAAGGGCTGTTATTCTTGATATTAAATCTGCGACTGTTGTTTCCAAACTTGTTATTTTTGCTTCCGCTGAGTCGAGCTTGGATGTCTGCTCTAAGAGCTTGGTTTTCTCTGCCTGCTGTATCCTGTCGATTTCCTGCGTCGCCGCAATGTGCATTGTAAAAATACTGTTGTAATCCATATGCAGTTTTCTCTCTTCGACTCTTTCTATTTCCTTTTCAATTATTTTTTTTCCATCCTCGTCTAAAATATCATTCCCACTGCTGTCTTTTTTAAAAATTGTTTCTTTAGAAATTTCACTCTCAACGCCTCTAACACAAAACTCTAATTCTGGAATTTCTCTTACCTTTTGTGCTATTAATCCAGTTTCATATATATATTCACTTTCAAATATCAGTTTTCTATTTTCTTCGTTAATGGGAACGCCGCTCGCATCCAAATCAAAATGATGATTTCTATCATACATTTTAAATGTTTTTATATAATTTAAAGGTTTTAATTGTTTGATTATGGACAACGCGTTTTTTATGGGTTTTTCATTATGTTTTACACGGTCATCACTCGTCGCCACACCAGAAGTACCGTAGTAAACACCACCACCCCACCGGTTTAAGTAAAGGTTGCCTTTGTATTGGTCGTAGCTGGGGCTTTCGTGTCCAACTTGTATGAGAGCGTTCCGCGTGTTGCCCAGCCTGTTAACACGAAATACCATGCAATTGTTGGAACTTGCCAACTTAAGTTGATATTGCCCGCCATGGTTCCAATAGCTACTGCTGCCAAGACCATCCGAACCCGTGTTCCCTTGTGGACTTGTATAGTTCAATGTTGGACCACCGACGAGTGTATTTGCGGTACTTGCAGTACTAGCATTGCCAACAAGATTTCCAGTAACATCTGAAGTAAATGTTTTCGCCCCACCAATGATTTGAGTTCCAGATGTATAAACACCATTTGTTACAGTACTAGCATTGCCAACAAGATTTCCAGTAACATCTGAAGTAAATGTTTTCGCCCCAGTAATAGTTTGAGTTCCAGATATATAAACACCATTTGTTACAGTATTGGCATTTCCCTGAAGGGTTCCAGATATATTGGTGCAAGAGATTGTTGTAGCATTCAATGTATTACTGCTTGGATTATAATAAAGGTGTGGGTCTACGTTTATACTTCGAGGGCCAGAAGACCCATCCACAAACGTTAAATATCTGATGGCTGGTGTACTATCTGATGTTACGATAACCTTTCCAGCAGTTAGCTCGCTGGCAGTTCCTGTACAATTTGTTAATACACCAGAAGCAGGAGTTCCTAATATTGGTGTGATTAATGTTTTATTATAAAGCGTTTGCGGAGTGCTTAATTGAACTATATTGGTATTGGTTATGGAATATATTTTTGTTGCTGTATCAGCATTACCAACAAGACTTCCAGTAACATTTCCAGTAATGGTGCCTGTGAATGTAGGATTTGCTATAGGTGCTTTTAAAGTTGTATTAGCAGTGATCGCAGTGGCTTGGGCATTCGAAATAGTAACAGTATTCCCTGCCAAAGCAGTACCCGATGTAGTACCCAAAGTCATAACAGTTTTAGCACTATTTGTCGTGATTGCGCTGGCTTGACCAGAAGTAATTCCTGTTTTTGCTGTATTTGCGGTAATTGCGCTGGCTTGACCAGAAGTAATTCCTGTTTTTGCTGTATTAGCACCTATCTCATCAAATAACCCAGGAGATAAAAGACCTGATACGGACGTTGTTGCATCTGGCAACGGAGTTGTTAAGTTGAGTGTATGAATATCTACAACGTTGAAACTTGCGTCGTTTCCACTTAAATCACCAACTATTAATGGAGCCGGTGTAATATTTAAATTTCCAATACTATCCCCATTTGCAGCGGTTGTTCCTAATATGAATTTATCCTCTGATTCATCCCAACCCATAAATGCATTATTAATTGGGTCTAAAGTTCCTCGATTAATAAGAATACCGCTATCATTGGGATTAGCAACATTAAGACCGGAATTCAACAATATGAGATTATCACTTATATCCAAGTTGGTTGAATTAATTTTAGTTGCTGAACCCGACATGGTTAATACACCTGTAACATTTAAATCTTTGAAAGATACATCACTATTTGTGCCAACATCTTGACCAATACTTATTTGTCCATCTGAATATGTAACACCAGTGCCACCAGAAAGAGCTTCCCTTGCTCTCAATTCTGTAAAATATAGATTAGAACCTTCCGATAAATCACCAGTATCGTGATTAGATAATGTACTAACTGTTCCTGTTACATTGCCCGTAACATTACCAGAAACGTCGCCAATTAATTTATTAGAACCGTCCATTTGAATAAAAGAATTGAAACGTACAGGACCTGAAGTAGATGTAATGATTTTACCACCTGTAATTTCTACATTTGTTTTTAGTTCTATTTGACCTTCAGTTGAATTAAGGGTTATATCACCAGAACCGGTTATTAATGATACATTCCCAGATACAGAACTAGTTAACGAAACATCACCCCCTACGCCAGTGCTAGTTAATGAAATATCGCCAGTAGATGTTGTATTAATTCCACCCGAACCAGATTCAATTTTTAATAATCCAGAACCACTTGTTTTTACAGTTAAATGTTGGTCAATATCAGTAGTTAATGTTATAGCACCACTTATATCATGTAGAATTTGTTTTCCATTGACGTATAATGATGCAGGTCCAAGATATAAATCTCTTATAGTTTTTTCAGCAGACCCTATATCATAAGTATCATCTGTATCTGGTATAATATTACCTCTTAAAAGCATACTATTTACATCTATATTATTGAAACTGGCGTCGTTGCCTGACAAATCACCCATTATAACTTTACCTGTGAAAGTTGGTCCTGCTAAATTTGCCTTTAAATCTAAAGCTGTTTGTTGTGCGGTTGATACAGGTTTTCCAGCATCTGTTGTATTGTCCACATTTCCTAATCCTACTTTAGATTTATTCAAATTAGTTGTTAAGTTGAGTGTATGAATATCTACAACGTTGAAACTTGCGTCGTTGCCTGACATATCACTCATGGTAACTTTACCTGTGAAAGTTGGTCCTTCTAAATCTGCCTTTAAATCTAAAGCTGTTTGTTGTGCGGTTGATACAGGTTTTCCAGCATCGGTTGTATTGTCCACATTTCCTAATCCAACACTGCTTGCGGATAATGCGGTTGTTAAGTTGAGCGTATGAATATCTACAACATTGAAAGAGGCGTCGTTGCCTGACATATCGCTCATGGTAGCTTTACCTGTGAATGTAGCCCCACCATCCTTCAACAAAACACCATCAATTGTAACGCCTGATGCATCTGTTTTTTCATTAATAGTATCAACACGCAAAGTTCCATCAAACCTTACATTACCATCTGTGCCATCCATTTGTATAGTTTGTACGTTATTATTGTCTTTTACTTCCAAATCTCTGAAATTACCCTGTCTTGTAGCTGAAATAAAGTTAGTAGAACCAACCGCATAATTTTGAGCTGTTACCGTATGAGCCGTAACATCATTGGCACTAATATCACCATCCTTCAACAAAACACCATCAATAGTGACGCCCGAGGCACCTGTTTTTTCATTAATAGTATTTACCTGTAGTGTTCCTGATACCTGAACTAGTCCTGTTTGTCCATCAGCATACAAACCAACATTTCCCTGATTTTTTACTTCAAAAGATGTAAAACTAGCACCTGCTCCTGCGTCAACAATAACTTTAGACCCACAAAATAAATTAGTATTAGCCAATTTAAAACCACCAGCATTTAAAATATCTGATTGTAAATTATTAAAACTAGCATCATTGGCACTAATATCACCATCCTTCAACAAAACACCATCAATAGTGACACCCGAAGCCCCGGTTTTTTCATTAATAGTATCAACCGTAAGAGTTCCTTCTAATGTTAAATTACCTGAATTATCTAAATTCATTTTTGAAGTAACTTCTATTTCAGTTAAATCTTTTGTTTTAAATTCTATTTGTTTTGCAGAGCTATTATAATATATGTTAAAATCATCCGAAACTGTTGTATTATCTAGTTGATATACTCTAGAATATCCTTCATTTACTGCGCCAGTACCAGAATCATACTGTAATCCAAAAACAATTACACTACTATCATTACTTATTGTAACAGATTGAATTCTTCCAGTTCCATTGTTGTTTTGTGTAAATGTAATAGCTTTTTCAATCGTCCATGTACCTCCTACCAATTTCAGTATGCTAACTTGGTGATTAGACCCACTCCAACGACCATGATATAATGCCAATTTATCACCAGCACCATTAAGACTGTGCATCCTCTGACCTCCAAAATCGAGGACAGCTCCATCAATAGGAAGTATTGTATTTCCTTTTTGTGACCAAGAAGAACCATCATATTCATAAACCCATATTTTATCAACATTTTCCGAACTATACGATAATATTGTTCCACTATTATTTAATTTAACCCATTGACCTATATAATCATTTGTATTAGCACCCAGTATTGGACTACCTCTTAAAACCCAAGTAGAACCGTCTGAATCCAAATCATAAATAAAAATAGCACCATTTCGTGTATTGTTTGGTGCGGACCTATTAGGATGACGAAATGCTGTAACTGCTAAAATGTCAAAATCGCTATTTATGTCAAATGAATTTCCAAACATATTATTCTCATTATCAGGATAGGTGGCTTGTATTGAACCCCTTTCACTCCATGTACTACCATTCCATGTATAAACATAAACTTTACCGTACGCTGATGAAGTCATTTCACTAAATGCCACTTTAGTTCCATCACCGTTTATTTTTACAAGTTGGCCTACTTGATCGTTATTTCCTGCTATTATATCAGAACCCCTCTGAACCCACGCACTACCATTCCATTTATAAACTTGAACCCTACCTGTATAATTTGAACCAACCTTTCCATATCTTTTTTCACCAACAGCAAAAACAGTTCCATCATTGTTTAATGAAATTGTTTCGCCAAAATAAGTGAAATCCGCAGAATTAGTTACTGATTTATCTATAGTAGAACCTAATTGAGACCAAGAACTACCATTCCATTTAAATACTTTAACAATTCCTCCTGAATTTGCAGTTGAGGAAGAGGCTCTTGAACCGAGAGCTAAAATAGTTCCATCTTTACTAAATGATGAACTATAACCAAGCCTTCCATAAGTAGAACCTCCTGATAAATCAGTATCAACCCCACGTTGTCCAAATACAGTATTTGTAGTAGTGGTGCTTAATAAAGACGCTGCTGACGTAGAAGTTGTTGCAGTTGTTGCAGTTGTTGCAGTTGTTGCAGTTGTTGCAGTTGTTGCAGTTGTTGCAGTTGTTGCAGTTGTTGCAGTTGTTGCAGTTGTTGCAGTTGTTGCTGTTGTGGCATTACCTACTAAATCACCGATAAAACTACCACCAGTTGTAAAGAAATTAACACCGCTGACATAATTAGCACTAATATCACCAGTCGCAATAAGGTTACCTTCAGATAATTTTACAGTCGAAGTGATCGTATTGTAAAAGGTCTCAAGACGCGAGTACATATGAATATTACCGCTGGAATTAACCAATGCACTATTGTCTGTGATTGCCACTGCCTGACCGTAATTGTCATTTGATTCTTCTAAAACTTTTGCTGCAGATGGGTCCCAGGTACCACCCGTGTTTTTAAAGATTAATGCTTTCCTGTATGTCGCGTTGAACCACGCCCCAACAATGGCCCAATTGTCCGTCATGGCGACGCTGATACCGAATCCATAGTCCAAAGTGTTTTGATTCAACACAAATGCGGCGGTGGTGCCCCACGTCCCAGCCGTGTTTTTAAAGATGAACGCTTTCTTGGCACCGTTCGCACCAACCATGGCCCAATTGTCAGTGATGGCGACACTGCCACCAAATCCAGTGTCCCCCGTGTTTTGATTCAACACAAATGCAGCGGTGGTGCCCCACGTCCCAGCCGTGTTTTTAAATATGAAGGCTTCATTCCCCCACTTCCTCCCGACAATAGCCCAATTGTCCGTCATGGCGACACTCCAACCAAACTGATAGTCTCCCGTGTTTTGGTCCAACGTAAAGGCTGCTGTTGTCCCCCATGTACCACTGTCGTTTTTAAATATATATGCTTTCGGGCTCGACCCGCTCGCAGTAACTATGGCCCAATTATCCGTTATGGCGACACTTGCTCCAAAACTACTGTTAGCAGTTCCCGGGTTTACCAACGTAAAAGCGGGGGTAGTGCCCCAAGTACCATTTGTGTTTTTAAAAATAAAGGCTTTGCTATTAACGTATGTGATGGCTGTGACAATAGCCCAATTGTCCGTCATGGCGACCCTTGCACCAAATTGCTGGTTTGGACCGTCAGGTGAGTCTAACGTAAAGGCGGCAGATGGTGACAATGTCCCGGATGTGTTTTTAAAGATGTATGCTTTGTTGCCCGCGTTGCCCTCACCAAAAATAACCCAATTGTCGGTCATAGCGACCACGGTTTGGCCATTGGAAACCGACACATTACTCGTGTTTTCAAATAATGGGTTTAACACAACGTTTGTTTCAATTTTAGTATGTTTTGTAATTAGTGTCCCGCTAACATCTACACTATTAAAACTAGCATCATTGGCACTTAAATCTCCACTAACTACTAAACCTGAAAGCGTTCCAACGCTAGTAATGTTTAATTGTGTAGCATTGGTTACAGTTCCTGCAGTTGTTGCCGTTGTTGCAGTTGTTGCAGTTGTGGCATTACCTACTAAATCACCGATAAAACTACCACCAGTTGTAAAGAAATTAACACCGCTGACATCATTAGCAGATAAATCATTAAAACTTACATCATTGCCTGCTTGATATTTTGTAGCTAAAGAATCGGTTACGGTTGTTGCAAAATTAGCATCATCCCCTAAAGCTGCAGCCAATTCATTTAGCGTATCTAATGCGCCGGGTGCACTATCAATTATAGCATTAACCCTTGTATCCAAATTATTTGATAAATCGGTTACGGCGGTTAAACAAGTTTGAACACTCGTATTATCAAACAAATTATTAGCGGCTATTTCAATTACTTTTTCTATTGCTGACGCCATTATAATTTATTATTTTATTTTATTTTTTAATATTTTATTTTTTAATATTTTATTTTTTAATATTTTATTTTTTAATATTTTTATTTTTTTTTTTATTATTTTATTTTTTAATATTTTTATTTTTTTATTTTTTTATTTTTTTATTTTTTTATTTTTTTATTTTTTTATTTTTTTATTTTTTTATTCTTTTATTTTTTTATTATTTTTACTAAATAAATGATTTTAGTAAAAATAAAATAAAATAAAAGAATATAAATGAATGTTTCTTTAACAGAAAATAAATTACAAATAGCTACAGCAAATGATGTTAACACAAATGGCTCTTTCGGTTACGCAGTTGACGTTGAAGGTAATTATGCAGTTGTAACCAAAAAGGGCCATCAACCAAATTACAACAGTGCATATGTTTTTAAAAAAACTGGAAATGTATGGGCGATGCACCAAGATATATCTGGGCAACCGATTGGTTATGACGGGTATGGTTTGGACGCTAAAGTTGTTAACGAATTAATTATGGTTAGTACTCGAACATATTATACTATTGACCCAAGACCGAGCAATGAAAAAGGCGGCATACACGTTTTTAAATTAAATAGCGGGACTGGGTATTTTGAACCATTTAACCCTGCGGGGTTATACCCCACCGACGTAGCTAAATACGGATACGACAATGGCGGCAACTATGATGGCAACTGGGGTCCTTATAATTTTCCAGCCGGACCAGAGGCGAGGGCAAACGTTATCATTCCCGGACCAAACTACGACGGTACGAACCCTGAAGATTTTTATTTTAACGCAATACCTGAAAATCCCAACTCTGAATTTTCTTATTTTTTTGATGCCTACTACGAGAACAATGTTTATACACTAGCCGTTGGTCATCCGGGAACATCTAACTCCTACATATTTAGACACGATACTACATATGCTAGCAAGGGTTGGTTAAGGTGGAGATATAACCCAAGTGGGGTTGGTAGCCAGAAAACTGGGTATGATGATATAGCAATTTACGGAGACTATGTATTTATAGGTTATACCTCGGAAAATTCAAATATGGGAAAAGTCGTTATTTATAAATACGACGACACACAATCTAATTTTTCTGATAAATGGCAGAGACAACCTGATTTGGTTCCAGTTACGAGAACGAATGAAGAAAGATTTGGAACTAGTTTGAGAGCGTTTGAAGATTATTTAATAGTGGGTACTGAAAATGATAGAGTGCTCATTTATAAAAAAGATGCAAATGGAGATTTTTTAAACACGAGTGAAAAAATACTTACACCAAAAACGAGTCAAGTAAATTCCAGATTTGGTATAGAAGTATCTATTGGAAAAGTGTCTGGTATTTTGACAGAATATTACGCTATAGTAGGTTCAACACAAAAAACAGTAAATGGTCAAACAAACGAGGGTGCTTTTTATTTTTATAAACTGGTTGATAATGAATGGATTCAAAGAGATGATGAAACTGATGGAGAATTTAAACATGCTAGCGGCGATAACGCAAGCTCCGTATTTTCAAATTCTTTAAGTATAAAAGGTAACCAAATCATTGTAGGTGCTGTTGGCCATAATGGAAATACTACAGCAGACAATTCTGCTACAACGTATACGGGTGCGGCTTATATATTTACAATAAATGATACAACCCCATCTTCGTTAAATGTAGGATTAAGTGATTTAAGTAATAATTTTTTAATTTATAATACATTAGTATCAAGTTCTAATGTTGATGATTTTCTAGAAGAATCAATTAATATTAAAACTTTTACACAAGAAGAAAGTAATACATTTTTCACGGATTTAAATGATAATTTAAACACTAAATCGATTATGATATACATTGGTTTCAAAATAATAAAAATAACACCGTCTTTGAGTGAATTAGTTACAAATTCTATATATTTGGTTTTAAATACAGAAAATCAAACTTTAACATTGGAAAATGTTTTAACCATAGCAGAAAAAGTAATTTTCAATGATTCTAAAATAGTTGATATTTCTGGAGGCAATACTACATCAACCGTTATAGATAAAGAAATCTTCAAAGGATTAAAAGAATTATCTTTTAGAAAATTAAGACAAGACCTTAAAGGAGAAAGTTTGGAAACAAAAATAAAGGATATTTCTGCAAATGATAATGATATAAATATCTCGTCATATCTTTCTAACATTAATAAAAATTTATCTTTAAATTTGACAGGTATGGACTTATCTGGACTCGACTTAACAAATACCGATTTATCTGGTGCTACACTTGTTAACACTGATTTTTCAGGAACAACTTTAACAGGTGCCAATTTACATGGAGCTGATTTATCTGGTGCAAATTTATCTAATGTTAATTTTAATTTGGCTGATTTTACTAATTTGCAAAATTTTACAAAAACAACTGGTGTATCAAAAAATCTCCCATCAACACATCAATATTATTTAAATCAACCCGTTTTATCAACCCAAAATCTTTCCAATGGTTCATATGTAGCATCTACGGATACAATTGGTCCTTTCAAAGATGGTGAATCTATAGCAATAAACGGTGTTCAAATTACATTTGGAAATAGTATTTCGGAAGCTGGGTTACTTGGAATAAATAATAATGCAGATGGTGGAGCTTTTACATTTATTAAAGATGACAATCGATTGGAAGGTTGGGGAAATCCTTATAAAGGTGGTGATTTGCCAAGTGATATTAGCAATGTTAAAGCAATATTCTCTACTAATAATGCAAAATCTGCAATTTGTAATGATGGAAAAGTATTTTCTTGGGGTGTATCTGGTGAAGGTGGTAATGCACCAAGTGATTTATCGGGTGTTATCGATATCCAATCAAACGAAAAAGCTTTTGTAGGTTTATACCACGATGGTGATATTGTTTGTTGGGGTGATTCTTCGACCGGTGGAACAAAACCGTCTGATGTTAGTAATGTGATTCAATTATATTCAAACAAAAATGCTTTCGCTGCCCTACAATCGGATGGTTCAATTAAAAGTTGGGGTTTAATAACTGGAACAGCTCCTACAACTAAAAATTTCATTGATATTTATAGCACAAATTCTGCTTTTGCTGCGTTAGATTCAAGTGGAAATGTATCTTGTTGGGGTAGTTCAGATTCAAGAGAAAACACACCACCTACAGATTTAAGTAATGTATCACTGATTTATGGCAATGATGATGCTTTCGCAGCATTAATAGCTGATGGAACTGTTATGTGTTGGGGCAATACTACCAATGGTGGAACAACGCCAACAGGTCTTAATAATGTCGATTATATAAGTAATACAAATACGGCATTTACAGCAGTCAAAAATGATGGCACAACCATTTGTTGGGGTAATTCCTCAAATGGTGGAACAAAAACAACATCGATTATGGGTTATGAAAGCACTATTGCGGTTACAGCTGATGCAAGTGGTAACTTTAAATTCAGTGGATATGATGATAGTTCTGGAAATGTCAGTTTCATAAACAATGAAACACAAAAAGATGCTGCATTTATTATAGATAATGATTATTATTTTAATAATATTACCTCATCTAGTGACAATATTGTATATATTTCTAATAAGGAATACAATAATACTACAACTCAAACATTTACATTTAAAACGTTAAAAAACATTGCTTCAATGAATAGGTCGAATGCAAATTCATATATTAAAATAGGTTTTATTTATACAGGAGGAGGTACAGATTATTCATCGTATAGATATAATAATATTTTTTCACAAGCAAATTGTCCGAGTTATTTTTTGGATAACCCAGCTTGGATGAAAACTGAATCCAAAACATTGACTTTAAAATTATTAAGTGATAAAATGACTTTGGAAGGACATGATGGTGCAACTGTTTACCAAAATACTACTGTATTCGGAAGTCCTTCAACATATAAATTAGCAATAGCTATACAAAATGGTATGATTTTATTACAAAATCCATTTACAACCAGTTATCCTTCTCTATATCATGATTTGGACTATAAATTTGACCAATCAGATAGTTCTAATACTGGAAATACTTTAAAATTCAGTTCTATGGGTGTAAGTGGTGAATTACTAGAATACACAACTACAGAAGTAGGAACACCAGGTAGTTCTGGAGCATTTACTATATTAAAAAATGCTGATAAAAATATTAAACAATTGTATCCATATAGCAAAGAAAAAGGATTAGATGCTGGAAGAAAACATAAAATTTTGAATTTTTCAATTAAAACAATTGTTGTAACAGTTGTTGCAAGTAAATTTGTTTTTGATGGGGATACAAGTTCATCACCTACTATAAATCACAATACTTTATATAAATTTGATGTAAGTCATTCAAGTAATTTGAATCATCCATTGTCATTTAGCAATGATAATACTACTACTGATTATAATGCTAATCGTTTTGGAACAGCTGGTTCGGCTGGAGCATTTGTTACATTTGAAAATAATGATGACAAAAATTACAATATGTATATACATTGTAAAACGCATGGAACAGGTATGGGAAGTCATTATAGTCCTATTGTTATTTCAAGAATAAAGAGTAAAGATATATCTGATATTAATAAAGTTTTTTCAACTAAAACCGCTTTTGCTGGATTGAAGAACGATGGTAGCATTGTAACATGGGGTAATAACGACGAAGGTGGAACATTTCCAAATAATAATACATTTGAAAATTTATCAAATAAGATTGATTATGATATACACGATTATATTAAAATGTCTCGATGGGCAGGGGGGTGGCCACCAGCACATCACGTTTGTATTATTACAAAATCGGGTGGTTTTTGGACAAGCGACAATAATTCATATAATCCTGCGCATTCAACACGCGGTTTAAAAACTGAAAAAATTTCTGATATAATGAGTGGTATAAAAAAGATGGTAACAAACCCTGGTGCTGTCGCAGTATTAAAAGAAGATGGTAGTGTTATAACTTGGGGAGAAGCCAGTGCTTATCCCCAAAATAACGATAGCGGAAAAGCTAATTATGGTGGAAATTCAATGAAATTTTTAAATGAACTAAAATCCAATGTTATTGATATTGTAAAAACAAGTAAAGCGTTTTGTGCTTTAAAAAATGATGGAACAATATTCACTTGGGGTGATAGTGGATTTGGTGGAAATTATTCAATTAAATATAGCGAAATAACAAATATTAAAAAAATTATTGGCTCTTATTCGGCGTTTGCTGCTATTAGCAATACAGGAAAATTATATGTTTGGGGTAAATATGGTTACATTGGTCACGGTGGTTGGGGTGAATCTTTTGAAGGGTTGTCGGATACCAGCAAAGTGGATGATATAAAACTTGAAAGCGGGGTAGTAGATATGTATTTTAATTTATATGCGGGGTTTGCTTTAAAAGATGATGGCTTGGGAACATCAACATATAAATTAGATTCGTATTGGAAAAGTGACAACGTATACGGTGACCCAAATTATTCATCAACCGGATTAAGAAATCATAGTGGAAACCTTGATATTTCTATATTAGATTCTGGCATTAAAAAAGTATTTGCAATATGTAACAGTTTTTTCTTTTTAAAAACTGATAATAAATTGTATGGTTATGGTGGTTTAATGAATACGAGTGTAATAAATACAGAAAAACTTTCGTCGCTTGTTAATATATCAACTGTGTGTTTTACTTCATATGCTGGTGGTGGTAGTGCCGCAGTGGCTGCTTTGAAAAGCGATGGTTCAGTTATAACATGGGGAACTACTTCCAATGGTGGTGATAAAACAGATAATACATATGGAGCAAGAGATAAATCGGGAGCACAAATAGATACTTTATTAGATTCAGGTGTTGTAAAATTATATTCCAACGCAAAGTCTTTTTGTGCATTAAAAAGTAACGGAGATATTGTATGTTGGGGTGATAGTGCTTGGGGTGGAAATCCTACACTTGGTCGCGGCACCGGCATCATTGATAGTGATTTTCAAAACTTTGTTAAAATAACATCTCTATATGACGAAAATAGAAGACATTCGGACTATTATTATGGTCGTGGATTTGCAGGATTAAAAAAAGATGGTTCAATTATCGTATGGGGTCTTGGTGCAGCTCATGCTGGTTATTCGACAGAAGACTTAAAAAATTCGAGGGATTTTGTTGATGTAATTTGTGGTAATTATCAAAATAATGTATTTGTTGGTGTTAAAAAAGATGGCAGTATAAGAATATTTGGAGAAAGTGCGAGTGGCAGCGCCGTTCAAAATTCAGTTCTATGGTCAACATCGCAAAGTTGGAATGCCTCATATAAAGAAGGTCACGTCCATCTTCCGGGAACAGTAAAAACACCTTTGACCCAATCAACATATTTAACAACAAAAAAAGAAACAATAACAATAAAAAATGAGGTATATAAAACTATTTCAGCGACAGATAAAGCTTTTGCTGGTATAACAGAATCCGGTGATGTTACTGTTTGGGGTGATAATGATTATGGAGGAATACAGACTGACCTATCAGATGAAACTAATTTTACACACCTATTTTCAAACCGTGGTTCTTTTGCTGGATTAAAAGATGACCAAACTATGTTTAATTGGGGAAACAAAAACTTTGGGTCTTTAGGTGGTCCTTCCACAGATATAACAATTTCGCCAAATTTACAAGAAATTAATCAATATACAGAATCATATAGAAAAAGTAATATATTTTCGGAATTTGGTATAAATGCTGATACAAAAAAAATAGTAGATAATAGTTATACTTCTAATGCTGAAGGCAATGCTCTAATTAATATAGACGGAACTGTAGATACTTGGGGTAATAACGCATTTGGTGGTTTAACTACTAATTTATCAAATAATTTAAAGAATGTTAAAGAAATTATTACCGGTGGTGGTGTTATGACTGCATTAAAAGCTGATGGTACAACTACAACTTGGAAAAATAATGCTGTATATGAAACAAATAAACCAGTTGGTTTAAATAATATAAAAAAATTAGTATCGGGTAGTGACGGTATGGTTGTGGCTTTAAAAGCTGATGGAACAGTAGCAGCATGGCACAATGCAAGTAATACTTGGGATTTATGTGGTAATGTTGCAAGCAATGATTTAACGAATTTAAGCGGTATTGTTGATATATATGCATCAAATAAATGTTTTGCTGCATTGAAATACGATAATTCTCTCTATGTTTGGGGAAGTAAAGAAAATTCCGAAAATAGAATTGTTCATAACATAACAACAGAAGCATCCAAGCTGACTTCAGGAGTTAAAGAAGTTTATGTAAATGGTAAAGTTTTAATTGCTTTGAAATATGATGGCACAGTAGTTACTATAGGAAATGTGAATAATGGTGGTGATATTAGTAATAATGACGTTCAATATAAATTATACGGAGGAACTGCTACTGATATAGCTGAAGTATTTTTAAATGACAAATTTGCAATCGGATTAAAGAAAGATAATTCGTGTGTTTATTGGGGTGATATAGCAAGAAATGCAACTTTATATAATAATGATATAACTACATTTACCAACATAAAAACCATTGTTTATTCAAAAGATGTAATGGTTGGTATTAAATTCGATGGTTCAATTGTTGGAATTGGAGAGAAAATTAAGGGTGCTGAAACTCCAATTATAGAAGCAGCTTTAAAAGTATATGCAACAACGAATAATGGTTTTAGTTTATTAAAAACAAATAGCGAAGTTATAACGTGGGGTGATGCAACATATGGTGGAGAAATCGCTTAAAAGTATTTAATATATAATATTTTATAATTATATATTAAATAATGTCAGGAACAAAAGTTTATTTTTCACAAGTAGCCGATTTTGGAGGTGGTAATTATAATGGTAGAACTGGCGCACCAACTGGTGATTGGATTCTCATATATAATGCTGAATCAACCAGTATTAATTTATCAAATTATAAGCTCAAAAGATCAAGATATACTAATGCTGCATTATCAGGTGAAACAACAACTGAAGAAACATTACCAAATATTACCATTAACAGTAAATCTTTTGCTACGGTTGCATCGGGTGATATTAATTACATGACTTTTAGAAAACAATTAGAGAAAGTTGAATTGATTTATAACAATGCTGTAATTGATACAGAACCAGTTAAAGTATATGGCGCTAATAGACCTAGTGGAAGTAATATTGGTGATGTTATAGGTAGTGGTGGTTATGTAATAACATATTTGGGGGGTAGTGACAATGGCTCAAACCCACTGAAGTCATTTCAAAGGCAAAATGATGGTACATGGCTTTACGGAACATCTGACCATACTACTATTTTTGGTAAAAGTTATTTTGATGGATTAGGAGGTGGAGAAGAAGTATCAACTGTTTCTTATTTATCATCAATTAAAGATGTTTTTTCAAATGACGGTGCTTTTTGCGCATTGAAATCCAATGGAACTATTAAATGTTGGGGTCATGCTGATTATGGTGGAACAACGCCAGTAGATATCAGCAACGTTAAGACTGTTTATACTTCTAATCAAACTTTTACAGCTCTAACTAAAGATAATTCTTATATTACTTGGGGTAAAGCAGAGCATGGTGGTGGGACAATAAAAACTTTGAAAAATATAAAAAAACAACCATTATTAAATAGAATGTATGGTGCATCTACATCAATTCATAATGTAAAAAGAAATAATTTAAGAATAAAAAAAAATTACAATTTTAATAATTCTTCATATAATAGACAGGTGCAGCAATTATTATCTTTAAATGATAAATTAATAATTGATGAATTTTCAAAAAAACAATTAGATAAAGTTAATACTATTAAAGAACTTACAAACGGTAAAATTAATGATTCTGAATTAATAGATATTAATATATCAAATCATCACAATCGTCACTTAATTTTAGATAAAATTTTTTCAAATATTACAGATGTCAGTTTTAATATGAGTGTTATAAAAGCAGATTTAAAAAATAAAATGACTAAAACAAATGTAAAGGTAATAAAATCATCCCAAATAATGAATGCGAAAACAGATATAACAAGTGATATATCTACAAATCAAGGTGTATATGGTAATTTATCAGAATTGAATGACCATATTATTGTTAATATGGATAATAATATTTCTTTTAAAGTAACCAGAACAACCGCAAAAGGCTCAATCGGTAAATATAACATACAAGTATTAGCAGGGAAAATGGAGGTGTATGGTCGACATTATGGAACAATTGAGTTTGGTACATCTTCTTTAGTATTGGGAGAATATGAGGATGATGATAATGTTATTATTAATTCACATGCTTTCTTTTTTGGAGGTTTTGGTTGTAATAATTTGACAACAATAACAAATCCCCAGAATAAGTATCAAAATATAGTTATTTCGAATGCAGGCGTTGCTTATTTGGATTCTAATGGTAAAGTTACGTGTTTTGGTAGAAATATTTATAATACATCTGGATTAAATTTAGATAGCGGTGTTATAAAATTGTGCTCTACGATGAATAATTTTATAGCATTAAAGGACGACGGAACAGTAGTAATATGGGGATTTAATAGTGTTATTAAATCTAAACAATTATCCGTTGAACATTTTATTAATGGCGAAACCAATAGACTTACCTATGATTTTTCTTCATATTTAACAGACATTGTTGATATATTTTCCTTTGGTCGTGATACGTCATTTATGATTGTAGCAAAAAAAAAAAACAATAGTGTAATAATTTTTGGAGATACTGTTGATGGTCAAAATGCATATTCCAAAACTATTAATAGAGATGGAACTCTTCCTATCCACGGAGATATACTTGAAAATATACACCAAATATATTTTAATCCATATGAATATTATGATTCATCTAAAATGACTGTAATAGCAATTAATAATAAAGGAAAAATTATTTCGTGGGGAAGTGAAGTAATTTATAATGTATCTAAAGATGAACACAGAACTGACCAATTGTATGGTAATAGTGGTGGTAAAATTATAAATGATAAATATTATGGTATTAGTGGAGAAATATTAATTACTGGTAACGTGCCGAATTATAATGGAAATTTTTATCAAAATTATACTGTTGATAATTTACCACCTGTTAGTAAAGTTTTTATAAATGGTTCTTTTGTAACAGTCATATTAAATAATGGAACAGCTGCATGGTGGGGTATCACATATGTATATGGTCCAAGAAGTGGAACATATGAAAAAGATAACACTAATATTGTAACAACGAGTATTTTTGACCAATTAAGAAGTAGAAATTTTGTAGATGGTGTTACAAGCACCTCATCCACAGCATTATTGGACTCGTCTGGTGGTGTAATATTATTTGGAATAAACCAAGGTTCATATTTTAAATCTGTGCACCCAACAGATATATTCGTTGATACAACTAATGAATTAAAAAATGATATTAGTGCTAATGTAATAAAAATGGTTGCAACAAAATTCGAAACTTTTGCATTTTTAAGAAACGACAATACTGCTATACTTGTTCCAAATGTTAATACGGATATAAGTTATAATTTATTTCCAAATTCTTATATTGCTTCTATCACAAAAAAAGGTCCGGCTATTAGTACAAAAAAGCAAACATATTTAATACCAAATATTAAAGATATTTATGTGGGAGGACACGCTGCTTTAGGGTTTATAACACAAACGAATGATGTTATTTTATGGTCATATAAAATTAACAATACTATTATTGATATAGGTGAAATTGTTGGTGGGAAATTAGAAAATGTAAAAGAATTATTTTCAAATGGAATTAGCTGGTGTGCACTAAAATATGATGATACATTGGTTTGTATTAAAGGTAGTAAAGAGAGCGCAAATAATAAAGTTGGTTATATTGAAACTATGTCTTTTATAGGCTGCGATTATAATGATGTATATTTTGGTATAAATGGAATTTATAGTAATGGTGGTAATGGAAAAGGTGGTTGTGTTTTAAATGGCGATGGAACAGAAAATGTATTAAAAAATGTAAAAAATGTTTTTCCATATGGAAAAGGTCTAAAACAATTGGATAAAGTTAACGGTATTGTGGCTATCGGTGGGTATATTGCTATTTTAGACGATGGTGTAAATGAAAAAATTGTATACTGGGGTAATACAGATTTATCTTATAAAAAATTACATGGTAATATAACATACGATACAATTATGTCTACAGATGGAATGTCTTTAAATGATGTATCTTTCGCAGGTAAAACGTCATCTAATCATATTTTTGGAATTCACGAAACATATACAAATAGTGGAAATATTACTACGGGTAATAGTAAATATAAATTTCCTAATGAATTTAATTACAGTGAGTGTATTATTATTAAAGTTACTGTTCAAAATATCGGAGGTAGTAATAAATTTGTTTTGAATGGTGATACCGGTAGTTATACTTTTAAACAAGGTTATTCATACCTATTTGATACAAGAGATTCTTCAAATACAAATTATAAGATAGCCGTATCAAATAGTCCCGATATATTAAAAAATGAAAATTGTGTGCAATATTTAGTTCCTGGTGAAACTAACTCTTTTATGCGATATTATAAATCAAATAAGTATACCTATATTTATTGTGAAACAAATGGTATTGCAATGGGAAGTTTATATAACCCAACAGGAACACCAGCAGAATTCACAGCATTGGATACCGCTTTCGGTGGTTCAACAGAAAGAAATATACTTTCGAAATATATAGATGTTCCTGTTAATAAAAAATTATTAGATGCCAGTTTAAATAGTATAACATTAAATACATCTGCAAAAAAAACAGCTGTTTTAGAATCTTTATTTACTACATTGCCTACAAATTCTTTAACTATTGATAAAGATATATTAGGTTTTACAAAAGCATCTTTAGGTGGTATTAATAATCCTTTAACTTATGGATTTAATATGAAAGTAATAAATACAACAAAAATAATTAGAGGTATTTCTATTTCTGGAGAAACTGTAAATTCCGGAGCAGTTGCATTGGATAATTATACTCTTAACGATTCATTATATGTTAATATGAACGATTTGAGTGATAATATTCTCTTAAATATAGGCGATAAAATTGGTGCGCCATATTCAAGTTCTCCGTCTTATGTGCCAAATTTTATACCCGGAATTGAATTCGTAATTAGAAGAATAACGGCGAGTTCAGCTGCTGCCAAGTATGATATTACTTCAAAATTTGGAACACTTGTTATAAAAACATCTGGTGTTAATTTCAATACTTCTAATAATACTGGTTATTTTGTAGAAAATGATAAAATGTTGATTGAAGATGTTGAATTTAATTTTAATAATGCTGGTTTTGTAACAAAGGGTTCTAAAAAAAGTTTTACAACAATAACAGTTACAGTTAACAGTGATACAAAATTTTTATTTAATGATAAAACTACACATCCGGTATTAGAATTTGATAAAAATTATAAATTCGATGTCTCTGATTCATCTAATACTGGATATAAATTAGGATTTAGTAGTTCTAATTCAACTAATTTGTATAATACTATCTATTATGGAACACCCGGAACATCAGGAGCTTTCGTTGAATTTACACCGGGTAATTTAACATCACAAACTGTTTATGTTTTTGATAGTTTAAATAATCAAATAAATATGGGAAGTTTATATAATCCTATGCCTATAAACATTGGAATAACAAAAACCATAATAGATAATTTAGAAACACAAGTTATTGATAATGGTATTACTATACCAACAGGGTTATATTCTAATTTAGTTGGTAGCACTGATGATGCTAAAGCTATACAAAAAAATCTTCGAAGACATTTAATGTTAAGAACTATTTTTGCAAATAATACAAAAAATTCATTAATAACTACTACAAAAGATAATTTAGGATTTGATTCAAGTTATATTAAAAGTAATTATAAAATATTTAATCCTTTAAATTCTACTAATACTATTAATATTAACACAAATACAGATACAGATATTACTAACACAAAAGGATTTTATTCACCTCTTGAAGATGGTCACGTTGCAAATATTACATTAAGTGATGGTGTAACTATTTTAAAAGTGGAAAGAACCGGGACAGATACAAATAATAAAGGTATATATTATGTTTCTACAGAAAGCACCGATTTATTTGTTACTGAAACAACAAGTTTTACTTATTTAATTAATTCTAATCCTGCAGGACCTTTTAAAGATGGTGATACTGCTACAATTAACTATATGCCACTTGTATTTGGTGGTATTGGCGATGGAAGAAATACTAATCCGAGTTTAAATCCGTCTCCTCCTGATAAAACACCTGTTTTTAGCATTGATGTTTCAAATATACCCATACTTTCAGCATGGTCATATGATTGGGGTTACTCTGGTGGTTTTGCTGGTGTAGCAACTGATGGTAAATTATACAAATGGGGTGTTAGTAATACTAAATATTTAGAACCCGGTAATGGAGATGGGAATGCAGCAAGTTCAAACAGAATAACGGATATTTCTTTTTGTAAAATGATTGGTTACGATATTTTATATTGTAAAACAAATGGTTTAATTGGAAATACATCTGCAGGGAGTGGGTTTGCTTTAAATCATACAAATAATATTTTGTATAAGAATGGATCACAAATTAATGATTTTTCAACAATTACTGACGCTGTAGATTTTTTCACTGTCGCCAGCGGCAATGAAACAAGCGCTATTGTTTTAAGAAGAGATGGTAGTATTGGTTTTTGGAGAGGTGCTTTTTCAGATCCGTATTCATCACAGAGTGCAATAAATAAAGATAGATTTTCATTATTAGGTAATTATGGTAAGCGATTGATGGATTCTACGGATAGCAATTTTTCAAAAATTATTAAAGTTATTGGAGGACCAAGCACAATTTTATTACTACGCGAAGATGGTAAAATTGCACATTTATCTTTTACTACGAACGACACCGACAGAAAAAAAGTTTTATTTTGGAATGGTCCCAGTGGCGTCGTTTCTCCCCCATATTTAACATTAGAAAATTGCTTGGAAGACGATGGTGAAGTTAAAAAATATTTTGGTAATGTTGTAGATATTGGTGTGTTTGGGCGATTCTCCAACGGAGGTGGATATTATATATTAAATGATAAGGGACAGTTTATGATACTAAAGACATCAGACTCTTTTATAGGAAAAGACAAATCGCCACATTATTCAATCAGTTATGATACAACCAGTCCTTATTTTAAAAAGACTATAAAAGTATTAACTTTTAGAGACCAATATTTACAAATAACTGAAGACTATTCAGCAATAATGTGCGGGTTCCTTTGGAGGGGTGGATATAACAAACCGATTTTAAATAAAAGTAACCCATGGGAAATAGTGAGTAGTGGTAGTAGTGCATATCCGGTAACTGTTAATATATTAGATGGAAAATTTAATTCAAACGTTGATGGTTTTATTATGTATAACGCTTCATCTAAAGATAAAAGAACTATTAGTAAATATTATGGCCAATTTATATTAATGAACGATGGTTATGTTTTTCCAGCTATTAGATTCCAAAAAGAACCTGAAGGTTACTATCCTTATAAATATTCCAACTGGAATTGTAATAAATATGGAATATATGGAACAGAAAATGGATACTCTTCTGGGACAACATCATATGGTGTTGATTTATCAAATGTAAAAATGGTTTCAGTGGGATACGACGCATATGCTGCTTTATTAAATGATGGGCGTGTTTTAACGTGGGGGAGGGGAGGTGCCAATGGTGCCTGTAGTAATTCATTTTCTGTTTCAAGTCAATTAACGGATGTAAAAAAAGTATTATTTAACGGTGGTGGTGCTGGAGCAGCTTTAAAAAATAATGGGAGTGTTGTAGTTTGGGGAACTACTGAAAAGGGTGGTTCTATAACTGGGGCAGCAATTACTCCCGGTATGAGCAATTCTACATTAAATTCGGGTGTATTAGATATATTTTGCAATTGGGATTCATTCACAGCTGTAAAAAGTGATGGTATTATTGTTTGGGGGAAACATAAAAACAGTGATTATTTTGCTGATTTACAAGGAAAAACTTGGGCAATTAATAATAATATAAATACCAAATTTGATTCAAATGATGCAATTATTGGTTTATGGTGGGATAATTCACAAGATCCAAACAAAGTTGGAAATATTCATCTATATGATAATTCAACTGCTATAACAAATAAAGTTAATGAATTATTAAGCGCTGGAGTTTCACAAGTAGATATAAATACTGTATTATATTATCCACCATATATGACTAATTTGAATAATGTATATATTCCACCAAGTTTCTTTTCGACGGGAACAAAAGATATCATTCGTAAATTATTGATTGAGTTATTATTTTTAATGAAACCCATTGTAAATAAAATAAATCATAAACCACTCAATTTTTCTTTAGATACTAAAATTAATAAGAGTAATTTAAATATTTTTAAATCTAATATGGGTGTAATTGATTTGTTTAAATACAATAATATTCACACTGGTTTTTACTGTAAATTGGAAGACGATGATATAATTAATTTTAAAAGCATATATGGAGACCTAATTTTTCAATTAAAAAGAAGTGGTGATTCGTATATTTTATCAAAAATAGATGGAACAGGTGACATTTCTGCGAATGATTTGGGTCCATTTACCAGCGGTTCATTGAAAATTAACAATTCAATTATAAAATTTCTAGATGGTTCATATGATGGGAGTGATGAGGTTGTTCAAAAATTTAATTGTATTGCAACCACAAATCGAGCCGCAGCGTATTTAACAAATAATGGTAAAGTAATTACATGGGGTTCTTCTAATTATGGTGGTTATTCACATGAAGAATATTACAGACAAGACTTGGTAGGCTATTATAGACCACTTTATGCTGGTTCAGCAAAAGCAAATGATTGGAATTATAGTATAAGTAAATATCAAACATCTGTTGATACTGATGTTATTTCTGAAGTTATCGATATTGTAAGTACATATAGAGCATTTGCTGCATTAAAAGCTAATGGAAGTGTTGCAACATGGGGACACAGCTCTTCAGGTGGATCACAAATTGTATCAAGTAGTAATGTAGAATCATTATTAACCAGTGATGTAAAAAAAATATATTCCAATAAAGAAGCATTTTGTGCTTTAAAAAAAGATGGAATGGTCGTTTGTTGGGGTAATCAATCTTATGGAGGAAATAGTGAAACTAACAAAAGTGGCGGCCAATTAAAAGATGTTGTAAAAGTTTTTTCTCATAGATATGGTTTTATGGCGTTGAAGAGTGATAAAAGTGTCATAACTTGGGGAAATGCTAATTCAAAAATAGACCACCCAACATACGGTGTAAATGGTAGTCAACATAATAATACAACTGCTTTAACAGCTCTAACCGATGTTTTAGAAATTTATGCAGGAGAAAAAGACGATTTGTATTGTGCTATAAAAACAGATGGTTCTTTAGTAAGATGGGGTGTTAATTCAAATGTTAGTACAGGTATGCCTACTGATTTATACGACCGTTTAAAAAAAATAAATAGTCATTCAAGTGCTCCTGCAATTGTAAATGCATATAGTATTGGTAATGGCATTTATCCAGTAGACGCATTGGGTGGTGTATATGTTTTTAGTGGAACATCTGCTAATTTTACAGCTTGGACTGCAATAAAAACAGATATTAGTGCTAATGTTACAAGGGTTGTAGGAAATGATTCTGTTATAGCTTGTTTAAGAAACGACAATAAATTAATAGTTTTTAGAAGTGGTAGTAATTACAAAAGTTATGGTGGTGATTTTAATAGTTCAGATACCAGTGTTACAAACAATGCTCATCTACCACCAAGTAGTTATATTGTAAATAATAATACTTTACAAAACATTAAAGATATTTTCCCTTCAAGAACCGGATTCGCAGCAATCGATATATCTGATAATGTTATCTGTTGGGGATGGAAAAATTCTAACTATGTTAATAATATTGATCATTCAAAAGTTTATGGTGGTGATTTATCAGGAAACGATATTAGTAAAAATCGTCCCGTTGCATTATTCAGTAATGGAAAATGTTGGTGTTGCTTAAAAGAAGATGATACTGCTATAACATGGGAAGGAACAAATACAAATTCAAGTGCTGCAAATGATGGTGCAAAACATATAGATTCTACATATGGTATAAATTCCGCATATTGGGGTGGTAATGAAAACGGTGGTTCTATTCGGAATGATTCGGGAAGCGTAACAACATTATCCAATGTTAAAAATATAATACCGTTTGGTGAAGATGGTGGTAGCAGTAGTGAATCAGGTTCCTCTTCTGGGTTTATTGCATTATTAGAAGATGGGTCTGGAAATAAATCAACGGTTGCGTGGGGTAGTGATTTTACTGAATCACGATGGACATCCGGCACACCATCCACAAGTGGTCGTGGTTTTAGACATATAGTTGATAATTTAACATCACATTCCAGATTACAAATAGGCATATTTAATAATAGAGGTGACTATGTTTCTTGGCGTAAAACTGCACGCGAAAATCTACACGAATTTGATTTTGGTAATCAAGCATTTACTGGAAATGAAACTGGATTTGGTTCTCCCGTTACACAAGAAGAAACATATGATGTAGAAGCTATAGATTCGGATGCCAGTGCAAATGGTATTCCAAGTGAAACTATAACTAAATTTAAAAATTCAAAGTTGAACGAAGATGTTGATGAAACAGAAGTTTTTCCAACTGAAACTAGTATTTTTCAAAATTCAATTGATGCAACCAAACCCATAAAAGAAGTTAGAAAACAACGTAAAAATATACTTAAACTTGCATTTGCAAATAACCCAAGAAGAACAAAAATCAAAACAACAGCCGCTTCTCTTGGTTATACAAATCTTAAAAAAAAAGATATAATGGTTGTTAAAATAAACTTTGGTAAAGCAATATTAAACTTAAAAGAAGAAAAAAATCTAGACGATAATACTGGATTTTTAATACCAATTGAAGATGGACAAGAAGCTACCATTACAAATAAAGATGGCACCTCTAAATTCAAAATAACTAGAGATGAAATTTCTTTCGGTGACGGAGATGGCAAATATTTCATTGAAACTGTTGAACAAGTTTCAATGATTACAAATTTCGAATCAAGCACTTACATTAGAGGTAGTTCACCACAAGGTCCATTCAAAGATGGTGATAGAGCGGTCATTTCAGGCGTTCCTATCTTATTTGGTGGTCTAACAGAAGACGATGGTAATTACAGTTTTGGTGACCCGTATATCAATCCTATTTTCGGAGGCATTACCAAATTACCAGACAAAACAGCAATGTATCGTTTATTCCAGGGTTTGGACGTTTATATCAATTGTTCTGTTGATAAAATATGTGAAAAGAAACAGAAATTTATGGAAGATTGGTTTTACAAAAAAACAGGATTCGATTCCAAATTATTTGGTTTCATTACAAGTGGTTACTTCTATAATAAAATTTACATTACAAGTGAAAATCGTGAACTATTTTGTGATTTTGATAAACAATCAATGACAATGGATGAAAAAGACCAAGAATACTTCAAAATTGCCAATACATATGGTCTTGAAAAAGACAATAAATTTATATTAAATGAAAAATGCTCCATATACACAATTTCTTGGCCACATAAAGAATACAACAACATTGAATTCACTGTTAAAATATATGAAAATCCACAGATTGACAATGCAGTTAGTATCCAAGTTGCTGGTAACCTTATAGATTGTAAAGGATTGTTGGTTAGAAATTATAAACCTTCATTAATGAGAATTTCTGATATTAAAATTAAGAAAGATAAGAAATTGAATAAAAGATTGAAAAAGGCGAAAAATAAATTTACTACAAAAGCTATTAAAGATGAGAATGAGGTGTGGGTTAAAATAAAGGGAACCTAGGTTCCCTTTTAAACCCTCCTATAATTTATAAGGGAATTCCCTTATGAACCCTTTTAAGGGAAATTCCCTTATGAACCCTTTTAAGGGAATTTCCCTTATGAACCCTTTTAAGGGAATTTCCCTTATGAACCCTTTTTTAATAAAATATTTTTTTATAAAATTATTTTATTACTATTTTAATAAAATTAACATTTAGAAATATATTAAGTCGTCACTATATAAATGATGAATTTTTTTGGAGAGAAAAAAAACGTTTTAAAAAACAAATCGATAAACAATATTAATATCGATGCCATTGAAGAATTGATTACGCCAAATGATTTGCATAAGAAACAACCCATCACTAAAAAAATTGTTGCATTTGTCGAAAATACCAGGAATTCAGTTAGGAAAATTCTCTCCGGCGAAGATAAACGAAAGCTAATGATAATTGGTCCCTGTTCTATTCATGATATTTCCATGGCAAAAGAATACGGTTTAAAATTAAAATCCATTGCCAAAAAATATGAAGAAAAAATATTAATTGTCATGCGTGTTTATTTTGAAAAACCTAGAACAACTGTTGGATGGAAAGGTCTCATTAATGACCCCGACCTTAATAATTCTTTCAACATCAATAAGGGATTAAAAATGTCGAGAGAATTATTACTCTTTTTAAATGAAAACGAAATACCATGTGGTTATGAAATTCTCGATACTTTTACACCACAATACATTTGTGATTTAATTAGTTGGGGTGCAATTGGTGCACGAACTACGGAAAGTCAAGTTCACAGACAACTTGTGTCTGGTCTTTCAATGCCTGTAGGGTTTAAAAATAATAGCAGTGGTGATATGGATATTGCAGCAAATGCAATAATATCCGCTGATTACCAACATTGTTTTTATGGTATTAATGGAAATGGTAAAGCAGCAATTGTAAGAACGAAAGGAAACAAAGATACGCATGTTATTTTGCGTGGTTCAAAATATGGTACTAATTATGATTCTCGCTCTATTAAAGATATGAAAAAAACATTGAAATCTAAAAATCTTCGAGAAAATGTTATGGTTGATTGTTCTCATGGAAATAGTAATAAAAACTATAAAAATCAAATGAATGTTATAGATTACATTGCCATTCTATTAAGTAAAAATAATGATGCCGTAATGGGATTTATGGTGGAATCAAATTTGGTGGAAGGAAAACAGAAATTGGTATTTGGTGAAGCAGACAAGTTGGAATGGGGCAAAAGCATTACTGATAGTTGCGTAAATATGGAAGAAACTGAAGAAATGATAAAAAAAATATATAACAAACTTTTTTAAAAAAAGTTTAACAAAAATCAAACTTTTTTTTAAAGTAGTGTAATACTTTTCCCAAAAGTAAAGTAATACT